AAAAAAAAAAAAATAAAAAAAAAAACCACACCCCCCGAGAAAAGAGGGGAACAAAAAGCCAACAATAGGAGAAATTAAATGGCTAAAATTAAAGTAGTTACCGAGCGTGACATCGGTAAAGGTTTAGAAATCGCAAACCAAAAATTAAACGTTGTTGTTGATGACGTAACCATCAAAATCGTAGACAACAAACTTGTTGCTCAAATCCCTGAGTCAGATGTTGACTTACGTGTTACCAAGATTAAAGCTGACAAAGCTACCGGTAAGTTAAAAGTTACTGTGGACGATGGTGCTGGTGGTAATGAAACTACTGTTGAAACCACACTTGCTGAATTACTAGTTGTTTCTGCTGAAGCAGATAATCTCGCAGAAGTGAAAGACGACGGTATCTTCGTTGGCAAAGCGAAAGTGGTTGAAGCGGTTAAAGATCCTGAAACTGTTAAAGCTCTTGCTGAATTACTCAAAGGCGACGAGTTACAAGGCTTAGACGGTACTACCATTGGCTACGTATTACCTAAAGCTGAAGAAGCTGCGGCTTAATTAACACAGGGGGAGTAATCCCCCTTTGGAGTTTATATGGCAGTAAAAAAGGTTATCAGACCGGAAGATCTACACGACGATGACTTCGACATTGTAGAAAATAAAGTTAGAGTTAGACCTACCATTAAGATTTACGACGTTAAATACGTAGCTCCTGACACCGTTATTACCACGCAAATGGCAGTAGACTATGCCAAAATTGGTCGACACTACCTTTCTGTTGCAGGTATCCAAGGTAATATTCACCTAGACTTTAAGATGGTTATCGACTCCGGCCCACGTCGTGCGTTGTACACACTACCTCCTGAAGCACCAACTCCGGTGCAGCTTATTGAGGAGCAGACGTTTGATGGTAGTTCTGTTTGGGTTGACGCAGGTTCTCGCACAGTTATGGGTAATGGTCTTAAAGCAGGTACTCGGTATATCCTCAACCTAGGTGGGTATTTTGAATGACGAAAGTAATCAGACCTGAAGACCTACACACCGCAGACTTCGTGATTGAGGGAAATAAGGTGCGAGTACTCAAAGAGTACAACTGGTATATGGCTGAGTTCGCACTTGATAAAGATACGCTTACAACTGAAAATGCGAGAGCGTACTTTGACCCGCAGTTTCGAATGGTGTCTGTGCTTGATGGTGTAGGAAAGACTCATCTTGAGTTTAAAGTACTAAAAGATATTCCAGATGGCTCGGTTATCTTTAAGCTACCTGAAGACGCACCAAGCCCTGTTGACGGAGCAAGTTTACAAACGTGGGACGGTGGGAAAGTTTGGTACAACAGTAACAACAAAAATATCTATGGGAAAGGCCTAAAAGCAGGTCGTGTGTATTCCGTGGATTTAATTGGATTTTTTGGAGATTAATTATGGCAATTACCATTATTCGTGAGTCTGATTTAGACGATAAAACAGTAAAAGTAGTGGACGGTAAAGTCTCAGCACCTGGTGCAGAGTTTAAGGTACTTGACAAATACCCAACTCCGGTAGATACAGACACTCACTATGCCGTCAGTAAACACCAGTATTTACAACACGTAGAAACTGGTGCAATTATGGAAGCAACCTACATGGAGATGAAAGAACGCCCAGCCCCTCAACAAGAATATTTCTTAGGTACTCCGACTGCTAGTGCTGACACAGTAAACAACAACTTCATTATTAAAGCTACAAGTGCTATTGACGGCCACACATACAATGAAGTCGTAGGTGCGTTTAATCGTGCGGATTACACCAATGCGAGAGACTTTAATGAGAAACACGTAGGTCAGAAATTGACATTCACTACGCCTGAACGTTTCTCAGGTAACGCTGAACCTGGTAAAATTTTACCGACTACCGTTGAGGTAGACTACCCGCAATTACCTTATAAAGAGGGTACTGAAAAAGCAACACTGAATGTAGTAAGCGGTGACCCAGATTTACGCATTAACTACGACGATCCGGCAATCGGTAATGATGCGTATGGTATTACAAAAACTGTTCATTACAAGCTCTATGATTACAGTGGCAAAGTGTATGAGGGTACGAGGACCTTTACTGGTAATAGTGTTACCGGTGAAATTCTTGCAGCTGATATTGACTACGTTAAGACAAACATTTGGAAAGTTGAGTACGCAGTTGATCCGTTCCACATCTCGTCTTTCTTTGGTGATGTAACAGTCGCTCCACAAGCGATCACCAAAGAAATTGGCGATCATTTATAACCCATAGGTGCGAAGCCTCTATGCACCTTAATTTCTAAGGAGATTTCTATGAAAGAAAATTGTGAGTGCACCTATGAGTTGTCACGTGACCGTATCGCTCGTAAAGGTATTACTGACACATTACCATCTATTGCGTGTCCTCCTGCACAACCTGGTGGTAATACTGAAGATAACAGTGCTGAGCTTGAGAAGTTGAAAGCTGATTTAGCTGAAGCCCAAAAGGCGAAAGAAGCAGCAGAAGCTGCGAAAACTGCTGCAGAAGAAAAAGCTACCCAAGCTGAAGAAAAAGCGACTGAGTCTGCTAAAGCGGCAGAAGCTGCTAAAGAAGCAGAAGCTCAAGCTACATCTGCTAAAGAAGCTGCAGAACAAGCTAAAGAAGCTGCAGAAGCTGAGGCTGAATCGGCACGTTTGGTAGCTGCTAATGCTAATGTAGCAAAAGACCAGGCTGAGCGTGACAAAGAAGCGGCACAGGCATCTGAAGCTGCGGCAATCGCCAAAGCAGAAAAAGCGAAAGCGGAAACTGACAAAGCAAAAGAAGATCTTAACCAGGCACTTGCTGAACTTGTTACCAAACAAAACGAGTTGACTGCAAAAGATACCGAAATCGCAGAACTCAAACGTAAACTTGAGGAATGTCAGCAAGACAAATGTCCTGAAGTTGACGTCGTTTCTCTAGGTGATGAAACCGTGTTTAGTGGTAACTCGTGCGATGAAGTTGTTGGTCTTGACCACGATGGTGATGTACCAACTGAGCCGCACGATCACTTGTAATAAGGAGTGCTTATGTTATGTACGTGGCTAAATAGAATCTACGGGCGTGATAGTCGCTCTACGCAGGTTATCAACGTCATCGTGAGTGCGTTATGGGCCATCGGTTTTTTAATTCACTCACAGAAAATCGTACAATTAAATATCCCTCATTTACTTGTCGAACGCCTTGACCAATTCTTTGTATTTGCTACGGCATCTGCTTTGTTCTCATTACTTGGGTTAGCATTTAAAGGCAGACAACACCAGGTGCTTAAGTTCTTCGGCTTGTCACTTGGTGCGGTACTACAAAGTATACTAGCGAGTGGGTATGTCACATCATACCCTCCACTGGAGACAATGTTAGTAATAAACCTCTTGATGCTATTTTGGTTCTTAGGGGCATTGCTATATATTTCTAAGTGTGAGGGATTCGATGGAAAATATCTTAGAGCACGTTGATATTATCTTCATCACAGTGGGTGCGTTGTTCGGCTCACTGAAAGCGAGTGCGGAGCTTGATCGAGGTAAGGCTCCGTTTGTGAGATGGGTAGATATATTACTCGGCTTTTTTTGTGGAACGACAGTGGCGTTCCACTTTAATAACCCAGGGGCCCCGTACCTTAGCGGCTTAATTGCTATGGTCGGTGGAGTAAGTGGTGCGACTGCAGTAGAGGTTCTGCTTCAGATGGTGCCTGGAATTGTGAATAAAGTCATCGGTAAAGTGGTTGACTCAAAATTAAAATAAAAATATACTTGATTTAACTACGAAGTAGTTGTTTTTCAAATTTCCTTTTTATTTTTTAGTAGAAAAGCTCCGGTAATACGGAGCTTTTTGTTTTAGAATAGTTTGCTAAGTTTGGATAGTATTCTACCGATACTGTAGAAGATAACCATAATTGTGAAGATAGTGCTTCCGATGGCGACTGGTACAATAAATAGTAAGGCGAAGAACGAACCTACTCCTACCCACCACTTTTCCGTTTCCAACATCGTGAATAAGACCACGTTCATCAGGTAGATGGATAGCGGTGATGCCAACATTACAATAAATATACCGACGATTTCTGTAGGTGTGAAATCAGCTTTTCTTACTTGCATCTTTTTCCTCCTGCTCAATTAGCATCTCAAGGTAGTGGATCGCTTTTTTAAGGTCTTGTATACCACCTTTGTTTCTCCAACGTGAGACGTACTTAACCACGTTCGCCTCGCAGTATCCTAGGCCGTTTGCTAGACTATACTCGATAGGCTGAATCGGTAATTGGTAGTGGCTACCTCCGACTTGTTTGTTCGTGGCGGCTTGGCTACTTGGTTGTTTAAGTGTTTGTGGTACTACAGTTTCTGTCATTGGTTTGCCCTCTTTTATGTTGTCAAATAGAATGTATCTACCATCGTTCTTTAGTTTAATTAGGATGGCTAAGTTAGATACTACCGATATGGTTATACGGAACTTAGTGTTGAAAAATGATTTTTCACTTGTCACTTCCTCTACAAAATACCCATAGGTCTGTAGGATTGTTGCGGCTTGCTCGTAAATGTCTGACAACGGTGAGGTTGATGGCATATCGAAATTAGCTGTTGACTTTGAACCTTTTTCAAGATTCTCGGGATTTGTATTAAAAGGTTTCAACAACGTGTTTATAACGAACACAGCATCGTAAGCGATTCTTTCGGATTTTGCTTCTGCAACTAAATTACCATTCATTGTAGGCCTCCGATAATGGTAGTCCTGCGAAGATACGCAGTAGGTAGTATTCAAGGATAGCACAAAGTCTAGATTGGCTAACCCCGTTGTATTTGCAAATGCTTTCTCTGATGAAAAGCACTTTTTCTTTCTCTAGTGAGTTAACCCCCCATACCTCGTCGGGCTTAGAATCGTCCCCAAATACGAGAGGGTACTCAGCCGCTAAGGCCATCAAGTCAATGTGTTTTACGAAACTTTTAGAGAGGTCACTGCTAGGTAAGTAGTTTTGCCACTCATCGTCGTTCTCCACATCGAACAGATGGCCTAAAATAGCGTTCATTACCTGTTTCTCTAGTTCAGCAAAACCAGGCACTGCGATCTTAACCGGTTGAATAATGTCACCAGTGTAGGCTTCTGCAAGGTCGTGAAGTAGTACAGCCTTTAGCATCTTCTCTCTCATATTACCGTCGTTAAAATGGTACTCATAATCGAACATAGCTAGAGTGTGTACTAAAACTGATACACCACGACCATTAAACCGTTTTACGTTTGCGATGCCGTGAACAAGGTCATCAATACAAATGTCAGTGTTAGAGATGAACCGTAAGTCTATTAGTCGACCTGTGTGTGTTTGTATTGTACTCATTATGCAATCTCCATAGGTTTAACCTGGATGTCTACCGTGGGTAGGGTGACGAACTCTAAGATCTCGTCTAACCACTTACGGAAAAATTTATCAGGGTCACGTTCACCAGGTGGGATAAAACACACCTCGTTGAAATCAAACCCGCCTTGGCTGTACCAGGACACCCCGTAGAATTTACCTGGTTCAAACGCAACACCGAAACTAACGATGTTGACTCTTGTTTTTTTCTTTCGCTTCATTGAGGATGTCCTCTCCATATACGCTGATATACGATGCAATAGCGTTGGCAGCATAGGCTCTACGTCGCTTAGCCAGCATCTCTTCTCTATTTACCGCATCAGGATTGTAACGGTTTTTTGTGTACTCACACTCGCACTTACGGCACTTTGTTTGGTATCTATTTTGTGTGTGCAAGAAACGAAAATCTGATAATGGCTTTTCTTCCCCGCACTTGGTACAAACTTTTGTTTCTTCCATACTTACTCCAGCCATTGTATTTGTGGTACGACAGGCATACCTTGTCGGAAGATGAACCATCCACTGTCGGTGGTGGAACTTTGTTTGTCGTTGCCGTCTCCGTCATATTTGCAGTTCACACGACTCACATTTACCCAAACCTGAAGAAGATTATTACCGTCTTTAAAAAGTCCGTTGTAGCGTTTTTTAGACGCTAAGAAATCAAGCTTTAAAAACGCTACGACAATCCCACCTGGTTTGAGGAACTTGAAAGCGTGTTGGATAAACTCCATTGATTCTCCGAATGGTGGGTTCATCATTACCATAGAGAACTGCTCACCTTGTGGCTCACGAGCTAGGAAGTCACCAACATAATCCAACTTCTCATTACGCTCTACAATATCCCACTGCATCACGCTCCAGTGAGGGAACACAGACTTGATCGCCTTTTTAAACGCTCCGTTGCCGGCACACGGGTCAAGTACTAACGGCTTGATGTGTTCGTTGTCTACGGAGGTAGCGAATATGGTCTTTAACATCTTCTCAATATCTTCTACTGGTGTAGCGTAGAAGTCTAAATTAGGACGTTGTCTCTTTTGTGCGGTAGAAATTTTCGCCCCTACTGATTTTCTTGAGGTAGCCATTGTATGTCCTTGTATGTCAGCATCGTCGCTACTGCGTCTTTAATGTGCTCAGGTGGTAGCAAGTGCATAATATCAATGTAACGTTTGAGGATATACTGAATACGATGCTCAGGGTTATCTGGTGGTGTTACATCAATATTAAAGCCTGCACGTCTTTTACGTAGTTTGTTTTTATCAAACTTGGTATAAGCCTCGTACATAGATTGGAACGCTTGTACCAGTGTCTCACCTTGTGAAGCAGTCACAGCGGCTTCGATGCGTAGGTTGTTAGTTCGTGCATAATAGACGACCCAGTCGACTAAGTTCTCTTTGGTGTCGTGTAGATTATGCTGTTTTAAATAATAATGGTATCGGTCACGTGGTCTTCTGTCTGATACACCGTAGTTCGATGGGTTGCCCATATACTCGATATAATCAAGGAACCGCCAAGACATAGGGATACCTGCGATAATAGCAATAGGGGTATCTATACGTTTGTTTAAGTCCCGCTTGGTATTACGAGCGTATGGGTTCTTCAACTGGTGTACCAGGGAGTGATTCTCACGCAGTCCCTCTTTCACGATGGTCTCTGTTGTCTCATTGAGAGCAGCGACCATTGGGATGTTCCACGGCAACTGCATATACTTCACGCACATCTTGGTGGTGAGTTTATCAGATCGACACATCTCCATCGGATCAAGGTACATAGATAGAACCACCTGCTATATTCTTAGTGTTGCAGCACATAGCGTGCGTATCAGGTGATACGTTGGCACTAAACTTAGATAACCGGTTGATCATCTCACCGATGGTCACATCTTTGAACTCAATTAGGTCTGCGTTCATCATATGCACATCATATGCGAGCGAGACTGCAGTACACAGTTCATATTGTCCGATACAAATTAATGAGTTACCGAACGGTTTAAGTTCGAAAGGGAACATTGTGTTGTTAAACTTGTACACACGGGTGTAACCGTTTTCCTTGCTGTACTCGATAAGCAGGGCGTCGAACGCATCTTGTTCACCGTCTATACTAGGCACGGTACTCAAAATATTGGTAATTTTATTTTGCATCGTGATGTGATCTAAGTTCATCGCATTGGATCTATCCAGCTCCATCATAAGAATTTTCTCAACAGCAGTGCAAAGCCACGATGTGCCTGCGACAGCCAGCGTGTGAACATAGAATGATGATTCACGTTGCGATATTTTATTCACGTGGCCTGTGTAATAGCCACCTGCCATACAAGTCGTGTCTGCCCATAGCTCGTTTTTAGAGGGGTTAAAAACACACACGGTCATAATTTACTCCTTTCTTTTCATCACGTCGTTGTGTCTCCGCATCCGGGTACACAACCACGCCTATTTTGTATTCATCGTCTACTTTGCGTAGACCGATGTACCCTACAATTCTATTGTGTGAAGTCACCACGTCGGTGAGTTTCTCGGATAACACTTCGAACGGGTCTTTGTTGTTATACCGAGCGGTGAAGTATAGGGGAGTCTCCCCCATACTTTGTACTAACTCACTCAACTGGTGGCTGATTGTTGCCAAGGTTTTTCGTCGCTTCATCTTCTAACTTCCTGATGTGCTCTAGATAAGCATCGAGGTTGAATACGCTTTGTGCTTCAGGTTTGGTAGTATCAATCATCCACACTCGTGTTTTCTGTCCTACAAGGCCCATCGCTGTTCCTGCGAACATATCTTTGTTCGTACGTGACGCACCTGCAGACTCAAGCACACCCTCAAGACGACTACGGTCGAAGCCTCGACGTTTCGAGAACTCGATGATCGCATTGTTGCTAATAAACACGCATTTCGTATCAGGCTCAATACGGATACCGATAGCTCGTCTAGGTTGGAGAATAGGGAAGTTCGTTGCTTGACTTCCTGTAACCAACATAATGTCGAGGTTCTCGTTAAAGAACTCGGACAAGATTTCGGTATCTGAGCATACGATGCTACTTGCTTTCAGTTTGAGGTACTTAAGCAAGGCAACGCAGCCTTGTTCTACACGCATCGGGTCGAATGGGAACAAACCAAGTTGGTGTCCTATGTGTGCACCGAGTGCAGCTGCAGTGAACATATCTGCCCAAAAACGATAGCGGCTATGTAGCTCAGCGGCTTTGCTCAACTTCTCGTTCATTTCAAGCCACTGGGTACGCAGTGATTCTTCATTTCGTACGATGTAGTCAATGAGGATTGGGGCACACACGCCGCCTAGTTCATTGAGTTGTCGTACCAGTGTGTCACCGTACGTTTTATCGTTCATTTGTTTGAGACGCTTAATCGGTAGTTCAGCTACACGCATTAAGTACGCCTCGTTCTCGTGACGTTCTTCACTGATTCTGTTCCACACGCTCACGTTAGAGCTTGAGAATACGAAAGAGTGCCATCCTGGTAGAGTTGGTCTAACGTCGTTGACTTGTGCGGCACCACGTAACTTCGATTTGCCTGACGTACAAGTGTGGATAAACTCCATCATCTCGAACGCATTGAGCTGACCTAATTCATCATTTACCAGTGGTAAACTATTAAGGTAGCTGATGGTCTCGAAGAATGCTACGTTGGTCGCACCGTGTTTCGCTTGTAACACAAACGCATCAGGGTCGCCATAGATAGACATCAACGCCTTAGTCAAGGTAGTTTTACCCACACCTGAATCTTCGGAGAAGATATTTAAAATCCCACCACGCTCTAAAGCGAATCTAGAACGCATAGCCGCACCGAAACCTGCAGCTAATACTAAGCGATACATCCCTGCATCTTCGGATCCGTATAAGCCGATGAGGACCTGTCTCCACTGATCTAACTTCTGCTCTGCGTCCATTCTGCGTTTACACGCTTGGTCGAACGTCTTAGCAATTACGGTGCTACTCACTGGAGCGGGTCTTGGTCCTGCTTTGGTATACTCTGTTCTACCAAGAACGAACGTACCACGTTCTGTCCAACCGAGTTGCTGTGGAGCGTTGGTCATCGCTCGTTCACGCTGATGCTTTTGGGCTAACAATTTTAAATATACATTCATATCTTTAGCCTGTGCGTCAGTTAAAATTATGTGCTTATCAGCCAGGACTTCAATGAGTTTCTGACCTTTAGCCACGATGTCGCCTGCTGAGAGTGCGAACTCAATTACGCCATCGTGTGGTGTATGTAATCTTGCCCAGTATTGTGGCACGCCTGTAGAGGCGTTCTCACCGATACGGTCGTAGATATAGAAGTCGTACTCGTACACCATCTTAGCGAGGTTCTGACCATCTTCGTCAATCTCATCGCTCTTTGTCCATACGCCACCAACGCTTGGGTCACGGTAGAATGGGTATGGATAACTTGGTATAACGAACTGTTCTTCTTGTTTCGATGCCGTTACCCCAGTTTGTGTAACAACAGCCAGTGGTGCTGTTACAACTGTTGGTGCCCGCTCAAAGTCACGTCCTAGTGAAAGTGGCGTTGCTTTCGGGTTGGTCACTAAGTTCTTCAGGTGTGGACATCCTGCACAACCTGACGGGTTATTGTCTTTGAACCACTGGCACGTACGAGGACCGCTAAAACAATTCATCGTTTTGATGGTCTCTTCGTGGTCGTATCCGCTGTAGTTCTCAGAGAACTTAACGGCCCACTCATCTTTATCTACACAGAAACGGATAATACTTAATCCCGCAGCCCACATCGGTTGACTCACGTTCTCCTGGTCGATGTACATACCGTACAACTGCTTACAACCGGAGCCCTCTAGTCTCTGCTTGTCGATGATGGCTGCGAACTTACGTTCTACATCGTCGAACGCCTCTTCTGACATTGAAGATTCTACGCCTTTGAGCCACTCAGGTGTTTCACCCAAGTTGAAAGTAGGTTGCTGTACCACTGGTGCCGAGAACACTTTTAATGCTGATAAGGCAGCGTGGAAATCTTCATATCTAACAGCGACGCCTGTATCTTTTACGATAGAGACGATGTTGCCTGACTTACTGTGCACAGTACCTGGGATGCGTAGCACTGATGCTGGGTCTGATGTACGGCTCTTATCATCGTGAAGACCGAAGTGTGAGCATACATTTTTAAGCATCGTGGCGGTGATACGCCATCTTGCTACATCAACAGGTACGGCCAACTCCCAGTATATGTGCCAGCCCTCACCACTGCTGACGATAAACGTCGGGTGCGGGAGCTGTGTCTGCTGTAAGAAAGCCACAAGAGCTTGTAATCCCAACTCACGTGTTTGGTACACATCTATTGGTTTGCCTGTCTCTTGAAAGCGTTTGAGTGCTTTCTCGTACTTTTCTTTACCACAGTCTATGTCAAGCCAAAAGGCTTTTAAGTCTATTACGTTTCTTTGTTTTCGGTTCCATTTCTGTTCTTCTTCGTCGAACTTGAAAGAACCTAAGGCGAAATACACATCACCAAATTTTTCTGTTACAGAGTCGATTGCTCGCTCTGTAGCAGCTTCATCGCTAAAGTTAAGATGGAATGGGACGAATATCCCACGTTTTCCATCTTCAGTCTTTGTCAGTCCTGCAATTACATTCTTACCACTTTGACTCGTGATGCGAGTAAGAAACGACATATGCAGTTCCTTAGTTAAAAATTATTAACGGTTGCCCAGTGCCATAACACGTAATGTTAATCGGATAATAGGCTCTACTACAGCGATGTCTGAACAAGGTAATAATCCCTCGTCCATCGCACGATCTAATACCTTTTTGAATTTCACGCAAACACGTTCACGTTGTGACTCATCTTCGTACTTACGTCGATACGTAATGCAGTTACGTAAATTATCTGCAGGGATGTCTAAGATATTAGATAAGATCGAGTATGGTACATTTGAGTCTTTCAGCGTTTTGATGAATTGGTACTCTACCGATTGCTCTCCAGCTTTCTCTCGCACTTCTTCAATCGTCTTTGGACTGATACGAAGACTTACGATTTTCTTTTTTTCATCTGACATAGGATTTTCCTTTTGGGGTAAGGGTGGTGGATTGCTCCACCACGTTGTTATTAAATCATCGCAAGTAAATCATTTACGTTTTGTGCTTGTTGTACACCTACTGCATTTGTTGTAGTTTGTGCAGGTTGCGGTGCAGCTGCAGGCTCAGTTGGCATAGTCGGCTCTGCAGGTTGAGCTGGCATCACGACGTCAGCTGGAGCAGATGCTTGAGCCACTGGTTGAGTGTGTTGTACTGGTGCGTGAGCTGTAGGTGTTTGTGCGACAGCTGGCTGTTGTGGTTGAGCAACTGGAGCAGAAACTGCTGGGCTAGGTTGTACCGCAGCGGCTGTGACAACTGCTGGCTGCACTGCAGCTGGAGCCACAGGGCTGACTGGAGCCACAGGTGCTGCCACTGGTTGCACGGGTGCTAATACTTGTGGGAAGTATTGAGCTAAGTATTGTTGTGCCGTTGCATCGTCGACGCCTGGGTGCATCACATAGTCCACTACATTTTGTGGTAATGTTGCGAACGCTGGGTGAGCACGTAAGCCGTCTTTGAATGATACAGGTGCTGTTACTGGTTGTGCCACCGGTTGTGCCACCGGTTGTGCTACAGGAGCGGCTTGTTGTACTACAGGCTGTGCTTGAGTTTGTACTTGAGCTACAGCTTGTGTTACTGCTTGTTGTACGTGTTGAACCACGTGACCTAATTGTTCAGTTGGTACTTGACCTACTACAGTCTCACCTAATTTCACGGTTACGTTGTCTTGGTCTGCGTCTAAGTTGATATAGAGGGATACATCTAAGTTCATTTTAAGCTCCTGTGCTTGTTTATATTCTTGTTCAGTTAAAAAACGATTTGGTAAGAAACGGATACCACCCGATAAGCCGTCCGGACAGTGCATAGTTGTCACCATACCCTCCCAGTTAGCCTGTTTAGATTTTAGTAAAGTCGCATAAGGCTTGAGACCGTACTCATTTTTCGCCACTTCTGTCGCATAAATACCTTTTGAAGAAATCTTCAAGCGGTATGCCTTGGTTAAGTCGCTTGCTAAAGCCACCATTAAATATTGTGACTTACCACAACGACGTGTGTTGTTCGGACCACTACCCTTAACGTCCATCGGACAACCTTGACAGGTCACGTGTTGACGTGCCGGTGCGTTCGGTGCTGGTGCAACGTTGTCGTATGACCAGCATACTGGCTTTTTCTGCTCAGCATCTGCGTTCTCGTTATAGACACCCTCGAAGAACGTACGGTACACGGTAGAACGACCACCAGTTGGACCACAACCGAGAATCACCACATCAAGTGTGCGTTGACCTGGTAGTGCCACACCGCTCATATTCACGATAAAATCACCACGCTTGTCTAAGCGGATGGTATCTACCATCGTGGAGTCTTGACCGTCCATTGAGGTGTGGTCTGCACCCAACATATACGATGGTAAGTTTGATGTTTCTGTTCCCACACCACCGGTGAAGAACGCCAACATACCACCAGCTTGTTGTGTTTGTGCTGCAGGTGCATATGCCTGTTGCACGGCAGGTGCGTAGGATTGTTGTACAGGTTGTTGAGCAACACGGTCATATTGTGGTGTGTACACGAGCTGACCATTTACGTTCATCATCGCACGACCTGTAGGATCGTAATAAATCTGCTCTCCGTTCGGGGCAATATCAATAATTTCTGACATAGGGTTTCTCCAACTTAAGATGATTTACGAACCGATACCGAGTAGTTCTCAATGAACATCATACCCTCAGGAAGCTCTCCCTTATTCTTAGAGAGATACTCTTTGATCGGGTCGGTAAAATGTTTTACTTGAACTAAGTCCATACGGTCGTTTTCAGTAGCCCATTTTAAAAATGCCTGGCCATCGGCAACTGCGGGTCTTCGGCTTAATAAACGAGTGATACTTGCACCACCTGCCTTAAAGCTGTCCACACCCATTTCAAGGCATCGGTCGCCTAATGCGACTTCTAACTTGTCTTGTTTTTCTTTCAATTCCTTGTCTTGTTTCGCTAAGTCGGAGCGAATACCCTTGACGTGGAAGTAGAGTTGTACGATTTGTTCAATCGGCATTGTGTGCAAGTCTATTTTTTGCTCACAGCCGATCTGTTCGTTTTGGATCGTCATTGTATTAAATTCCTCGTAAAAAGTCTTTATAAAAAGTTAATAAATAATTTTCTGATTTTTTGTTCTCTCTCAAGTTCGAGTACAACTTCCACTCGGCTGGCGTTGAGTACAAATGAACAATCGTCATACTTTCTGTTTGACCTGGTCGGTCTATGCGGTTACACGCCTGAGCGTACGTCTCCGCTGATGTACAAGGACCGAACCACACAATGCAACTTGCGTTGGTAAGCGTGAGCCCGTGTGACATCGTCTGTGGAATTGCCACAATTACATCAAGACTATTGTCTTCTTTAAAACGTCCGAAAATGTCGTCTCGTCGTTTCGCAGATACGTCTCCGTCAATAATCTCAGCCTTGATCTTCCGCTCTTTACCATCTACCACAATCTTGGCTTCTGATAATTTTTTACGGATAAGTGCAGCTGTGTGTTTAAACGGTGCGAATACAATCGTCTTGCCCTTATCTGCAGTAGACGCCTCGTTACGAGCCTTTTGTATAAAATCAATCGTCTCATTAATGCGACCGGATACATCGAACTCTAACGCACGCCCATCATCATCGTAGATACAACCTGTCGCCACCTGGATGAGTTTGCCTGCGAGTACTGCAGCGTTCACTGCGGTAACTTGCATTAGCTCGTCTTTAACCAGTGACTCCTCCTTGAGCTTGACATAAAACGCTTTCTGACCCTTATCAAGCTCCACTTCACGATACACGTGTACCATTGATGGTAAGTCGATACAATCTTTCTTCTTAATCGAGATTGCCGGTCTCAGCATACTAAACGCTATGTCGTGTGCCTCAGGTCTGTCTACCCATAAGAAGTCATTGATCTTCCGCTGTACTGAATTGCGGAACTCCCAAAAGCTTCTAAACTTCACATTGTGTGGTACGACCAGTGCCGCCTGTCCATATGCGGCAATTACGCCTCTTAGGATCGGAGTCCCAGTTAGCCCCCACACGTACTTGGTATCTTTAAAGAGATTGTAGGCTTCTTTCCATCGCTTGCTCTCGTGGTTCGAGTAGGACGTTACCTCGTCGATAACCACACAGTCGTAGTTGTTCGCCTTAATCTCGTTGTGAATAACACTGATACCCTCGTAGTTAATCACGTGTACTTGTGCACCGTTCGCTGCCAACTCCACACGTTTGGCTTTCGGTCCGTGTAACTTAGTCACGGTGATGGACGGGTCCACATTAAAGAACTCGTCAACCCACGTGCGTGTTAGTGTGGACAGCGGTGCGATAATCAACGCTCGCTTAATCTCTCCGATGCTGAGTAAGTACTTAATACAATGTACAACTGCCAGTGACTTACCCGTACCCATATCAGCGAAGCACAGGGCTCGCTTGTTGGTGGTGAGGAACGAGCAGATTTTCAGCTGGTGAACATACGGTTTGTACCGACCTGTGAACTCGTAGTCACGGATCATAGGCGACAGTACTGTTACACCGATGTCGGCACACTTCTGCATCTGCTCAAGCTCCCACCGCACCAGTACAGCACTCGGATTGCCATTCTCATCGTACTCTGCGATAGCCGAGCGTGGGACGGACATCGCCACAAGCTTAGCCATCTTAGTACGAATTAAGAGAGCTTGGTTTTGTATGTTCTCAATGGGTCTCAGTGCCATTCTTCAACCCCAATTCTTTAAGAACTTCATCTTTCGTCATACTCCCGAACTTCGCATTAGTGGCTTGGATCGCTCCAACAACCTTACTAATTGCGTCGTCCGGTGTATTACCTACGTCATACTGTTCAGACAAGGCACTCAATTCCTCAAGCACTTTGTCGCTCTCGACGTGTAAGTCGTGAGCCTCACGCATAAGGAGCTCAAGACCTTTGATAAGTAAGGCACCTTGTGTGTCCTTACCATCGTCTGTTTTCTGTGGGATGTTCATCCCTTTTAAATTATTTACCAGTGATGCCAGTCGGTTGGCGTGCACTTTCATCAGTTGGTTGTTCTTCTGAAGTAGGAACATTAGTATGTCCCCCCTGATTTCCAGGACTCGTTGTTCCTCGTTCACTTAGTGCTCCATATACGCTATGTACGTAAGAAATTTGGCGTAAGCAGTCGTCTTTGGCGTTATGCGATATTGGCCACTCCCCATTGTAAATACCGAAATCTTCAGTAAGCTGACGGAGAGATCGTACATCACGCACTTCCAAAAAGTTAATCATTGGGCTGTTTTTACCAAGCACACGACGTGCTGCGTCATTGACAATATCGACATCGAAAGATCCGGTATTCCACACACGAACATCGCTACCCTGTACACGGATTTCACTCATTAAGAGATCTAAATCGAACAGGATATTTTGTAATTGTTGGTCGCTTTCGCAGACATACGTTAATAACTCATTAAAGTACTGTTCGTTGGTTTCTACCCACCATCGCATTGTCGATGGGGAAATGGTCGCACCTGCCTGCCGTGAGAGGCCGAAACGCACGTGGCGTGATAGTGCCTCATTCACTCGTCCTGTAAACGGACAAAAACAGATAAGAGCGAGCTCTAAAATATGGGCAGACGGCTTAGTGTCAAGCGTCTCTAGGTCCAACATAAAGTGGACTTGTGATTTGATTTCCATTTTTATACTCCGAGGGGTTCGGTTTATTATTTACCTGCTTTCTTACTACGGTTGTAATGTACCGATGTAACCTGCAGGTTGCTGCGACGGTTGCTACCGCCTTTCGATAATGGACGTTTGTGGTCCACATCTTTACCGGCAATCGCTGCATCACCAAGTTCTTTACGCATAAGGCGACGTGCCTTATTACGTTCTGAACGGTTGCGACGTTGCTCAGGTTTACTATGGTATTCACGATACTCTTTTGCGTAGTCTCGTTGCTTAGCCATATCAGACTCCTTTTCTTTCACCAGGGTGGAAACGACAGTCCGTAATCGGACACCACGCACATAGGTTATTACGCTTGGCTGGCCACTCTCGCAGCTCAGTTGCTTGGACGATTGGAATAGATCGGTTCATCCATTTGTCTATGTACGCAGGCATTTTAGCACGTTCGAACGATGCTTTCGCTATTGCATTGTGATTAATGAATAACAAACTTGCGTCAACCTTGTTCAATTCAGGGAAGTGCAAGAACGCAAGAGCACTCATTAACTCAAGCTGTCCTACATCAGGATAACGGTGACTACCTGTTTTGTAGTCGACCATCTTAGCTTGGTCTCCATCTAATGCCATAAAGTCGAACTGGCCTCGTATCCACACGTTCTTACCGAAGTACTCAACCTTTTTGACTTTCCAGTCCATCGCCATCTTGGTCTCCACATACTTCTTACCAGGTAGAGCCAGTAAACCACGTACGAGTTTTTCATACTTAGCGGCTTCGTCGCTCAGCTTATAGTTTCCCTCGTTAAGGATGAAGTTCTCAAGCTCCTTATGGATTCTGTCCCCTAGTGCCGCTGCCTCTGTTTGTACATATGGCACCGTCTTTAAGATCTTCTCTTGGTAGTACCGGAATGGGCACGTCTCGTACATCTTTATAGCCGTGTACGACAGGGCTGGGTATTTAGTTGCCACGTTGTCTTATCCTTTTTCATTCCACACATATGGGTTAATGTATGTCAAAACCACAAATAGGATACTGTATATTACGTCGCTTGGTATTTTTTGCGTTATACCTTTGTGCAAAAGGGCTCCTGATATAAGTAGCATGAAAATAGCTAACACCTTTAAATACTTGTTCATTGTTGTCTCCTAAACAATAACTCTTACACGTTTTCCACTAATCTTAACTACAGCACCCGTTCCTTTAGCGGCTAATTTGATGAGCTTGATAAACTTACGCTTATCTAAAACTTTATATTTACCCATATACACAGTTCTAGCTGTATCTCTAATTGTGTACTTAAACGATGATGCGTCTTTGTCAGGGTTAGCTTTCACTAGCTTATGAATATAATCTTGTGCCTCGATTATTTCGCTTTTGAATAGCTCTACTTCTTCACGTTTTGTTGGTCTTTCCATATCCGTTCATCTCTATAAATCACCACTTGTTTATATTAATCACACTAACAAGTACATTAACAGCAACAAGCAACAGCAGTGAATAGTCTCCGTATGTTATAGCCTTGTGGAATATTCCTCCTGCCACAAATAAGAGTGCATAATTGCTAAATTTAAGTAGTTGTTTCATCAATGCTTGTCCTTATCGCTTATTGTCAAGTACTCATCAATTTCTACTTCTTCTAACAAATGCTTTTCTTCACTTGTCACTATATAAAGCTTCTTGTCTTTGACACTTTGTAAAAGAAGAACGCCAAACTCTAACTCCTTTATGATCTGATCTGTTAAGGGTAGGTTCCATTCTCCACCTTTTATGGGTGTAAACAGATCACCGTTACGTTTGTCTTTATAAGCTTTCATCTTTCAAAGTACTCGCTAGTTGGTCAATAATAACGAACCCTATCGCCAAAAGCGTTTTAGGTTCTGCCTGTTGGAGACGATTGAGAAATATCTTAGCCGCCTCTTGTTCGTTCTCTGAATACGTAGTCGCTTCATACATACGTCTCAATTTTAAAATTTGGTCATCCGAAGATCTCACGAGCGGCCGCCTCCAACTTATCAAACATTTTAATCAGTTTATCAACCTCAGTCTGTTCGCAGTACGCCATTATTTCTCCGCTCCCTCCTATTGTAATTTGGAACGTTTGTGAGTCCTCGTGCCACTTGAGCCTTGCAAATTCTGTATTGAAAACGCCGGCTTTGACCACACGCTCTTTCTGTCTACAAACAAAGCATCGGAAGTCTCTTGTTGTATCGGCAAACGTTGCGTCTTCACTGTAGTACCCGTTCGAGGAGCCATACCATCGTAACTGTACAGTGTCCTTGTCCGTGTAGACATTCATAAATGTCCACGTTGCACTCTCCGACTTTCTACATTTTTTATCTTCATCTGAAACATCTTCTGTTACAGTTGAGATGTCGATAAGTCTCTCACCTTTTAGTTTAGAAAGGTCATCTAAGCCATCTGCAATAAACACTTCTTCACAACAATCTTGTTCGTGATACAGCGATATAATATGTCCATTCTCTAGGACGAGGTGGACGATTATCTCATCAATAACAACGATGTCCTTAATTACCAATCCTGGTTGCGTAAACACAACTGGGTCTGCTCTGTAGAAACGCTCGGATTTAAATCCGATCAATTTCTTTAAATCCTCTTCATTGAACAAAGGCATTTTTAAGCTCCTGTAATTTTGCCTTAGAAACTTCTTCGCACTTGCCGTACTGCCGTCCAATCTCACACTCACAGTCTACTACAAGCCCGTCCAACCACTCAGGCACAGTACGCATAGACTCCATAACATAAGTGATCGCTGGGTAAAGTTCTTTGTCTTCTACCAATAGACCCCACTCATCGTGTGTGTTGAGACTGGTTGGGTACTTCTCGTTGATCTTGAGGCCTTGCCACTTCATCAAAGCGAACGCCAGGTACTGACCTAAGTTTTCCGTCAGCTTGGACGAGTGGATGTATACCCATTGATAACGACCCTCTTTTAGTCCCCAGTAGGCGAAGTTGTCACGCACACTGCCATCTTCATACTCACGACGACGTTTGCACAGTTTGTAATAACTCAACCGCATACCATCAGGACCGATAATACTTGGTACCGTCTTGCCGTGAATTTGGTAGTTGCCATCGTAGTAGAACAACTTACCTGTTGGGCCACCGAAATAACCGCTGCCACCTGCCAGCATATGATCAAGTACTTTACCGCACAACTTCCAAAATTGAGGAAGTGCTGGGTATGAGTTACGGAACTTGCCAATTATGTCTTTCGCCTCATCCTCAGTCAGTGTTACTCCTCCGACCACCGAGGCGTAGTCCATAAATGCCGCCCAACCGATGCCGTAGATACCGCCTAATGATGTAACCTTACCGATGGTACGGTAGTGTGCCATCTGCTTGTCTCCGGCTTTACGTCCTGCGTTAATGTCCTGCCACGGCACATCATAGATAAGTTCCGCTGTGACGGAGTAAACATCCTGGCTGTGCTTAAACGCATCAAGTAAGATCTTCTCGTTCGCCATAAACGCTGTGATACGCAACTCAATCTGCGAGCTGTCTGATACGACAATCGTGTGCTTATCATCAGGAGAACTGATGGAGTCACGAAGTGCGGTCGTTTGTCCCTCTTTTCTTCCGCTGCTTAGGTTCTGCACATTGATACTCATTGAGTTGTGTATCAGTTTACCATTAGCACTAAATCTGTGATTTTTACCCACGTTTACAAGGTCGTACGTTGCCTCCATTTGGACATCGTTGGTTACTTCACGTTGCGTTTTTACATCACGAAGTTCAATTTCTTCGGTAGGTAAATCAACGGATACCAACTTGGCGTTCCAACGTCGTGCTTCTGATAATGTCATCTCACCCTGGTCTGTATAAACCAAATGATCTAATGTGGCTCTTACGCCATCGTAGTCAATTATTTGCTTGATGCCACTAAAGACAACACCATCGTGTGAACACCACTCTGTACCGTCCCATACTAAGTCATCGTTTGCGACCTTGTAAATGTGTTTCTGAATAACGTCACCGTTCGTCTGCTTACAAATGATTAATGTATCAGACGTCACGCACCCACTAAGTCGATGCGTCGCTGCACCACTAATTTTATATGGTAGTCCGAACTTCGGCTCCCACTTGGTACTGTCGATAAACCGCTGAGTACGTGAGTGCTCAATCGAACTTGCCATCTCCATACGGGCATCACACACCTCTCTTAATTCAGGCGATAAGTCTGCAAGTTTATGGAAACTCTCGTCTGTTAAAGAGAACGCATAGTCAACCTTACCATTCTTCTCAGATACTTTAGTTGGGATGATGAACGCATAATCAATTTCCTCATCTCGACTGTTCGCATCGAAAATATCCTGGTCAGTGACACCGCCCATCGTCTTCAGTAAGACACCAAACAACCGTTTAGATCGCAGGTACTCTTTCGCTGTCTCAATGTTGCCATCGAAATACTTATCTGCAACCGGTCGCACTTTCTCAAGGCGACGTTTGTCGAGACGACGTTTCTCTTTGTGCAACACATCTGCATCGAGAGCCAGGCGTGGATACAAATAGCATCGTGACATCATATCCTGGAACTTAATCTCATTCACAGGTAACAGCTTGATGAAATACTGCAGTGCTGCATAACAAATTTCAGTATCGTGTATACAATACGCACGGTAGTCTTCAAAGAATTTAATCGCATCACGTGCCACATCAACTAGGTCTTTCTTACCTTTCTTCAGTGTGCCCTTTTTCGTATAGTTTTTACTACGAAATTCAGCGATGAACTTCTCGTTGATTTCTTCCTCGTGCATATACCAACGACCATCAGGGAATCTAAACAGACGCTTTTTAGAAGCGTTGTCACGTTCTTCACCTTTATCTTCAATCGGAATACCTGCACCTTGTAGTAACTTCGCTACCGATGCTAAGTCGTTCCCGTTGACGATAACGTTACCACCGACAGCTGACATCATACCAAGTGTATCGAAGAAGAACGCTGGTGTATGACCGAACTTGTCAATAATAATCCGAGCATCGAACTTAATGTTGTGACTTGCGAGTGCTACTTGAGACCAGTCGAATGTGGCTAACACGCCTGCCATCTCTTCTTCGCCCACTACGCATTTCGTCTCTCCGTCGTTCGATTTGTAGGACATCAAGATAAGTTGGGCTTTCTCACCATTGAGGTACTCACCCATACATACGTTAGAGATTGAGTGACCGTTGTCCCCTTTCTCATAGTATGTTTCAAAGTCAACCGTTAATACATCCATCTAAGATACCTTTAAGAGTGTGTATGTTATCTTCATTAATAACAAGTGCGATACCGTTGGCGTCACTGATTTTACGAAGTTCCATCGCTTGCAGGGCCGTTAATTTATGTGATGAAAGGACTGACTTCGTTTCAATCCCAAACATACGCCCATTCAAACAACCGATGAAGTCAGGAATACCGCCTCGAGAGTAACCTTTAGACACTGGCATAAAGTACCAACACTTATCACCATATGCGTCTAAGATCGCTCGCACTTGTTGTTTCACCTTGCCCTCTTTCGTTTTGGCAACAGGTGTTACTTTCTTTTTAACACCCTCGCCTATACTATATCCATAGTTTAGGGTGTTGTCAACGTCTTTTTTAGAAGCCACGTAAAAATACCCAGTCTTTCATATCTTCATACAGTTTATCGAGGTCGTCGCCACCACGTCGTATCCAGTTGTCAATGTGTGCAACCATCTGCAGCTGAGCACCTGTGTGGTTTGGGCGACCTGTGTTTCTAAACGCCCGCACTTCAAGGCTACCGTTCTCCCGTTCACTCACAATACCGTAGTCGTTCGGTTCATACGTCCCGTTGGCACGCTTGTTCATCAACTGACAAAACTGGTTAGGCTCGCGTCCTATGATGCGACTGTACAACGTGTGTATCCACGGCTCGTGCCATACATCAATAAACAGATTTTTCTGCCACTGGTGTGCGAACTTGTCCACCGTGATGTGCACACCTACGTTGGTGGCATCAAGATCGATGAACTTATTAAAGAGTTTATCCGCTCCTATGCCTCGTAGTGCATACAACACATCGTTGATATTGTGCGGTCCGAGTACAATCTCGAAGCCATCGGGTACCGTACCGTCTTCTTCAATACTGAAGTTCGTTCCCCACCCACGCTCAATAAGCATTTGTCGTAGTCCTGCAGCCAGGCACTTCTTCAGTTCTTGTTTGGTTAAATAATCGGTTGGTTTAAGTGAGTACTCAAGCTCAATGCCATAATTTAAGTGGTTATTTTGAGGTTGGTACTTCACCATATTGGTGTGACGTAGCATTACACCGTACGCCATCATCTTCCACGGTTCGTCCTTATATAATTTCTGAACTTCCCTGGATTTTAAAAAATTCACTTCTCTCATCTTCAGTTGTCTCAACAACAACGGTGTGAGGTTTACTGTTTCTGCACTCATATTTTGTCCTTAACTGTCGCATTGGCCAGTCCGATAAGATGGGACTTCATCACCCACAGGTCTTCTTCCCATCGCTTGTTTAAAACCGATATTACTTTAACGAAAACGTCTACTGGTACAGCCACAACGGTTGTGGTGGTGGCACTTCTAAGCTCAAGTCTTGGGTACACAGTCGGGTGTGCATACGGTATTGCACGCCACGTATGTCCGTCATACTGCACTTCTGTCTCGATGACCATTGCAGTGGTATGGAGTGACCACAAGTCTGCAGGATGTGCTTGTGCGTAAGTCAGCACGAGCTTTTTCATCCACGTGTCATCTTCACCATTATTAATCACGAAGCTCGATCGGTCTTGCACAATACACCTCACGGTAGAATGTCTTGACGTCTGCGTAGCTCATCTCAATCTGTTTAGCGATTTGATTGAGTGGCATACCCAGTCCGATAAAGCCGATAAGTTTTTTGAACTTAGACTTATTCAAGTGACGGGTACGCAAACGCATCAGCACCGTTATCATATTGCCGAGATCTTCACAGTCTTCTAACTTCATACCTACCTTGTTCGCCAGGGCCTCAATGTCACCGCCTGCGTCAATCACATTAAACAGGTCAATCAGCTGTTTATTGTTGAGCTTAATCTCTGCAGGTAATACACGAGAAAGATTTGTGTATCGTGTGATCGAGTACTCACTAAACGATGGGTAAAATTGTGTGATGGCAGGTCTTGACCAGCCCTTTTCTTTTAATCGTTTCACCGTTGTTTTGGGGTTTAAGATCGCTTGTACTAAATAAGTCATTTTATCTCCATAAATTCTACTGGTTGTGCCACGCAGACGTGTCTATTCTCCACGACCTGCACTTCTTCATTAGCCGCACACATTCCCCACTCACCACGTTGTAAGAGGAACGCATACCACTTGTACTCAGCGTCCGCATTTGACTCCAACAAGTCACGGAAGCTCATTGTATTTAACGTGTCGATGCTCGGTGAGGGTGTCCACATCTGTGCAGACACCACGCCTATAGAAAATCCGAACGACAACGTAAGTAGGATACTTTTAAGCATTACATCATCTCCAGTCTATGTTTGATGTAGTGTCGGCAATAGGTGCTGACAAACGCAGCGGCTTCGTCTTGTAGCTCGTGATCTTTCGTCTCGAACAAGTGAGCGATACGGTGGTGGTCAACATCAGACAACACATCTTCCTGCTCGCCATCGTTCGTCATATTCAGACAACGATGCATACTTAATTGATTAAGTGCGATATTCACCGTATGCTCGCCTAGATCTTCACAGGTCTCAGCAAGTGCCTCCACACGACAGTCCATATTGAGCATATCAAGTGGTGAGTAGTCCACATAATCTTCGAAGTCCTTACACGCATCATTGAACGCATCTTCTGCCGCCTCATAACCGATGTAGCCACAGCACGAGTCGACGACATCACCTGACGCATCTTCCACATACACAGCATAAACTTCACCGTTCGCCCAGTCTGTGAACGTTTGTAGATTATTGTCTACAATCAGTTCGAATGTCTCGTTAGACATCTTAGACGTCTCAACGATAGCGAAACCGACGTACCCTGCGTCCCAACGACAAGTAGGGGGCTCCACGGGTATACAGCGAGTTGCCGTGCTCGTAGCGACTGATCGTGCACACGTGATAGTTCGCATTGAACCACTTTTCTGCACGGTCAAGTAGACGTTTGTGCCACGGATCGAGTAGACAAGCATCGTGGTTTAATTCGAACGACGGGTAATCTTTGAATAACAAAACATACATCGCCATCCAGTCAAGTCCCATTGTGTGAGCAACATCACTGCCACGTGCGTTTTTACCATACCCATCTGCCACTTGCTCAAGAAGATCGTACCAATCTTCCCACGCTGGTGCTGATTTCGTCTTATCACCCGTGAACACGTCGATATGATTGCGTCCACCATAGATGTAGTACTCGATGTCATCACCGCCCAAAATATCTTCTGCGGTGTCCCACACATCTTCATAGTATGCGATGTATACTGATAATCCATTTTTTAATCTTGCTGTTTTTTCGTAACTCATTTTTCAATTTCCTCTTTATGTTTATTAGACTGGTGTGTCTTCGCAAATTTGTTTAAGTGTATCCTGGCTTATACGAGCACTACCGATAACCAAGTTTGAGTTGTTACCGCTGTCTCTCAGCGTGATTGTTATGAATCTTCCTAACGTATCAGGCGGCATCATATTTAAGTTTAGTTGCACTTTATGGTATGAAGTCCCAACACTAACCTCATCGTCGGAAATTTGTATTCCATCTATGTTATAAGTAATAAGATCGTACACAATACTCTGCACGTTTGTGTCGCACATCAACCCTGTCGTGTTTTCAAATACCACACGGTCTCGGTTGTTTAAAGCAATCCCAAAGTCGTTCCATGTTGCGAAACCCTCTGCAGGTATTGCACTCGCACCCCAGTTAACTTTAGGTATTACGATGTCATTGAATTTCGATGCTAGGTCCGCTATTGCTTGGTTTGTTTGTTGTTTTGATAAATTAGTTTTATTCATAATCCCCCCTCACGTTTTAAACGTTCACGCTCATTAGAAACCATCTCTTTCCCACGTTGGATAAGTAGGTCACCATATTTACCATCCATACTTTGAATAGCACGATGCACATCAATCGGTCGCACTACCCATTCTTCCTCAAATAACCAATTTAGTCGTGCAGCAACAACCAGTGCCATCGCACGGATAAACAAGTCTTTCGCAGGCATCACTGCGATGTTGTCAAATAAAGTGCGGTCGTTCCGCAACTGTACCAACGCCTGGTCAATGGCGTGACTGTGGTCGAAATGTTCACTTAACATTTCTTCATATACTTTTAAAGGTGGTGCAAAATTATTCATATTCTTCCTCAATATTCGTATTTGAAAATACGAAATCTAACGGTTAATTATTTCTCAAGCATCACAACGGGTACCGAACCACGAATGATGCTACGTGCATACTTCTGCACGCTCTCCCAGTCCTGTCTGCGTCCTTGATACTTATCGTCCACTGCGATAAGTTGCCACTCATTGTCGGTGATATGTCCCCACTCTTTAATGTAGATACACAACACCGTCTTGTCGCCTCGTCGTTCCCACGTTGCTTTGTAGGCAACTTTCGGCTCGTGCTGACGCAAAAACGGTCGCACAAATAAAGGACGGAATTTTTTATGCGGCATCCTATCGACCCACAGTAACCACTTGTCAGTCGCACCCAAGTAGCTCAACACATCGAACTCGTCGGGGCTCTCGTACAGTCGGACGAAACGTCCCTGTGGCTTATCGTAACGTTTGTCCATTATTTCTCCCCTTGTAGCGGTAGCCCACTACCTCTTTATTCTTGCCATACACAGGCTCAACCTGCTTAAAGTCGCCTAACCGCATTATGTTGTAGACTACCTCGTCCTTGTCCAAGCAAGTGTGATAGTCCTCATTGCTGCGTATTACAATTCGGTCCGCCACATCTTCGCCCCACGGTGTCTTGGCAAACAACACAACACGTCCACGATCTTCACAGAAGACTGCCCATATCGGTGGCTCACGAAAGCCTGTGCCCATCAATTTGTGCTTAAAGAATTTCATACATCACCCAAAGAACTGAAGTTTTACAAAGTTGTCTTTATGTTTTTGTTCATCTTCGTTTTTTAAAACATACGGACCGCACTTATCCCATATCATATCAATAACGACGTTGCATATATCCTTAGTTGGGTATCGCACAACATCTTCTCCGTACATAAAACTTTTAACACAAAATTCAAAAAAACTCTTATCTGCGTTGTGATTAGGAAATTCATCCCATTTTATGTATACAGAAAACATATGGGTTTCTGTCTTTTTTGTAGAATGACTACCTGTGATTTCACTATAATGTAGTGTGTACCCTAGCTCGTGTGCAAACTTCAAACCTTTTAAAAGTTTAATAAACTCAGAGTTTTTATGTTTAACGTCTTCTATACAAAACTTAAATGTTGAAGCAACACAATCTTGACCCTGTAAAACAGCTTGCTCTATCTTTGGTTTGATAAACTCTTTAAAAGCAAGTTCTTCTTGTGTTGGGTGGTGGTATGAAATAAACCCTTTTCTTAACACACCCTTGTATTGGTTAATCATTCTTCCTCCTCGTCAGACACTATGCCTAATGTTTTGTACATCTCGTCAATCAATTTCGGTATTAAATAATTGTTGATGCGTCGCACCTCATCGTGGTTTTTAATCTCCTCTGACAATGGGTTGTTCCCGTAATGAGAACCGCCACGCCCTAACACTTCAGCCGTCATCTGTAAATTGTAAATCGTTTTGACAATCTCAAGGAACTTCCAACGTTGCTTGTCGTTCTCAAACACGTCTCCCTGGTCGAACTTATCTTTCATACCCTCGTACCAGTTGCAGTCACGTCCGTCTTTGTTTTTAGAAAATTGACTGTCGATGTGTGTATGGAAGTCGATGTCGCCTCGGCGTGCGTTCCATCTTTCAAGGTAGCCGAAGCCCCAATACCATCCGCACTCCCAGGATGGACGCTCGATAAACACGTCTCCATCCCATTCTGTACTTGTTCCTAACTTCACGTATTTTGGATACTCACGTAATAATTGTGGTTCTTTTGTGTATTCTACTGACATAATTATTCTCCTATTTCCCATAATGTTGTATTAACAATTTTGTACGGTGACTGCCACTTGATGATCGCTTGACGTACTTCTTCTAATACGATCATTAGTCGTTTTAAAGATGGTCGTGGTGCGTATTCATTCGCCATATTGATCAGTTCATTCACCTCTTTCACTAAAGCATAGTAATCATTGCCTCTAGTTAGCGAAAGTGCGTAGTCTTTTGCACGAATATCTAGCGGTGACGCCATCACATTCTCAGATTGTTTGTACGCATTGTGGATTAGTCGTGCGATATAACCTGTCGTATAGAGATGATCTTCGTTGTTCTTAAACTTAAACACGTCGTCTTCATTATTCATTAAGTACTCCACTTCTAGTAAAAAAGGCTCGCTACTTTGTAAGTCTCCTACCGACAACGAGAAATTTTCAGGCAAATCTTTCCGTAAATCTTGTATGTCTTTTACCAACAAATTTCGAACTTCGCTTGCATCCACCGACTCACGTGTTTTAACTAAGTTGTTTGATAATTTTCTGTACACGTACATTAGGTCGTGTAAATAATCTAAATTAGTCATTGTCTCGTACCCACCATAAGTCTGTGTTTAAAAAATTAAAAATACCCAACCAACGGATAACCGCCACACGCAAGTTATCCAAGTCCTGCATATAGATGAAGACTTCATCATCGTCAAGCTTTCCCTCGTTATAGCTAAAGATCTTGCCGAGCTTAGTTACCACATCATCAGATAATGAAAAATGGGAAAGTGCGGACGCTTTATTAAGAGACACTTCTTCTAAGTATGTCTGCACCTCAGAACCTTTGTCCTTTTGATGCTTATGCAATACCAACGCCATCTCGCCAGCAGGAACCCCTATCTTGGTATAGTTCATTGTCACTGCAGGTAGCTCTTTATCCATACTTTTAGCGACCAACTCAAGGAACTTTGGATACTCCATTAGATCACTAGGCACAATAACAAGTGGTAAGTCAAGCTCTTGCATCAGTTTATCTATGCGTAGTTTATATTTGTTAATTACATCAGAACTACCCGTAGTCACATCTGTAATCTCGTGTACGAGTGCTTGATACTTCTCGATTACACGTTCAATAACTTTTAAAATTTTCATTTTCTTTTCTCCAAATTTCATAAACGAAAAAATTTCGTATTTTTAAATACGAATTTTTTAATAAGTTTGATACTCATCCCACACTAATCCGTCGATCGGACGACGAGACGATCTCTTGTTGTCAGGTAGGTAAGTAACACACCACTCAATAATCTCCTTGCGGATCTTATCTAAATCTTCAGCCGTGAGCTTATCGTCCCACCGATTTTGTAAGTGCTCGGACAAGTTCAACATAAAATCGCCATAAATATAGACGACCATATTACCAATACGGTAAGGTTCAATCGGTGTACTTGACTCACCAAATCTATCCTGCTCGTACTTTTTGACAAGACGTATGGCACTCCACACCCCGACGCTATCCACTGCAACTTCTGCCAGTTTGTCGTTATCAAACGCATAAATTTCATTGAACACATAACCGTGTAAGTCACAGCCGTACTCACCCACCGCATCATCAAGACGCTCGTCTAGAATCTCACACGCACGTTCGAAAATATGGTCATTCTCAGGGTTATACTTCTCTGCTAATTCGCTAAATGTCTTCACTGATTTCATCTTCTTCTTGCTCCTCTAACCAGTCTTGGAAAAGCTGATGGTTATCTTTAATTAAATCCGCAGCCAGTATCTCAATGTCGAACATATCCTTTACTTCATCATCACTTGCAGGCTCACCCTCAAACTCATACTCTACCCACAGCTTATAAAGTTCTGTAGTATCTACATTAGCCGCAAGGTGTTCAGAAAATTCACCAATTATGTCTTCAATCCACTCCTGATACACTTCGTGGTCTTCCTCTTTGAGCCACTCGGCAAGGTATGAAATGTCTATTGGGCTCGACTTAAGATCCCAACAAGACTCTAAATTTCCAAGACCATTAATGTAAGTGCGGTCATTCCAACTTCTCAAGTTGCCAAAGAACACCATTCGTGCGAGATCAATACCCTCGATGAATGAATTTTCAGCTAAACTCTCCACACTGTCTTCGATAAACGATTCTCCATTCTCGGTGGCACACTCGTTCCATATCCACACAAGTCTGTCAAAATCAAGACTCTCTAAATAATTTTCAAATGTCATACCTATTTCTCCTATAACTCATAGACACTCAGCCACTTAGGTGCGTAGCGGCTTGGCTTATCGAAGCCATACAACTTTTTAACTCTTTGTATGGCACGTTGTGTAGGTTTAATACTACGACCGCCATCGTCTAAGAAGTCTACACGACGACGTAGTCGGCTTAGTAGCTGTTCTGCTTTCTTAATGTTCATATCAATTTCCTTTTTCGTAAAATTTTGTAAACGAATTTTTCGTATTTTCAAATACGATTTCTAACCGTCTATTAAATCTTCATTTCGCTCACACTGCTCGCACGTCAAACGCACGTGCTTGCCACGAATTTTGTGCAACGTGCGGTACTGCTCAATCGCATCCCGCTTGTTACTGCAGCTATACATCATCGGCGGGAAGCTATACCGCCCACATCGGGTAGACGCCTGCACTACCCACACTTTCACTTTACGGCTCGCCATCTTATTCCCCTAATCTAAATTGAAGAACGCATAAAGTGCGAGCCAACATACGGACACCATAACCAGTAAGTAGAGCAGTGTCTCTGCAACATCTCTCACTACCTGAGCCACAGTGTATTTCCACTTGTCTTTATTATGAATAACGCCCGTTGTAGGTCGTTTAAAATATTTTTTAATGTTCATTCTGTTCTCCTACCTAAATTTCGTATTTCCCGAATACGAAAATTTTTTCTTCAGCCGTTTAATAATCTCTAACCTTTCAATTAATCACGCTCTATACATTAAACAAGCGTGTATTGTGGTTAGCAAATCTAACAAGGCAAAAGTCTACTATATATAAGACGGTCAAGCCTAGCAACAAGGGCAATCCCCTTTTGTTGCGGTCATTATAATAGAACAGAAAACAAAAAGCAACATTATTTTTTAAAAAAGTTAATATTTTTTGTTTTATTTTGCAAGTTATTGAATTGTAAGCGGTTATTGTTTTACAGATTAGGTTGTATTTATTTTATTAAGCAACAACGGTCGAAGAAATTTAACCGTTAGAGAAATTTAATGTGTTGGTATATTATATTTAAAGCCTGGTTAAGTTGGTAAAAATGAGTATCGTGAGAAGTGCGTTTAGCCGTTAGAGTAATGTATGGTGTGATGCGAGAAGTGCGTTTAGATGTAAAAATCTAGTGTGTACAGATAAAATAAGGCTAACTACTGTATGCCACGTACCTAGTTGGTCACATCGTTTTTATAAAAACTGTAGTATTAGGACTTATTGAGGTTGTTTTAGGGTATAAATTGAATAAGAAGTAGACAAAACCTACATTTAAAATTTTGGTGAAAAGTGGTCGTTTTCTGCATTTGTATGAGTGCTTTAGCGTGTGGTAGGTGCTAAGTGCCTGAGTTGCTTAGGTTTTTTGGTAGTTAAATTGGTTGTACAGTACATCAACCAAGGGGGTTAAAATACTGTATCGTATACAGTGCGTTTTGAGAACATTGATTAGCGAGAACGGTATGTAGACGTTAAAATCACGTGTATGACGAGTTTAGACGACAGAGCGTGTGAGAAGTCAGTTTCTAGGAAGTGCGTTGGTAGGTGATGTTGTGGGAAACGGGTTTAGAAAATTTAGAGCCGCTGAGGCTTAGTTGCTTCGTTCTGAGAAATTGGTTTAGAAAATGGTAAAAATTGGTATATTGTGAGAAACTAGTATAGAAGTGAGAAAATGTTGTGAGGCGTAGGTTCTCCGTAACTTAGGTTCTCAGTTGTGCAGGTTTTTCGTTTTTTGGGCGAATTTATGAAAATGTCAATAGATGGATAGGCAGATCGCAAAAACTAATGGCATAAAAATTTCGCCATACGAAAAGGGCTCCCAGATGCTACACGGAGAAAGGGGTTCTCACGTGACCTATATATTTAAGTTGTATATATTAAAAAATAAGATAAACTTTTAGTAAATTAGTATAAATAAATAAAAATAACTACTATATATAATATAATATTAATATTATTTTATTATTATATACATTTTTTACTTTTTTCTTTCTCTTTTCGCCTTTCACCGTCTGCGTTCGCCTGTGCAAGTACCAACGCCTCTAAGCCGCAACGGGGCCAAGGAGCGACGCCTTTCCGCCACCTGCACCATCCATCGCATTCCCCACCATACAACGCCACCAACGCATCGTCAGCCGTCAGCCTCTTTACTATCACGCCCGTGGCACTAGCACGCAGCTTAGCAGCTAAGAGTCTACGCAATTAAATGCCTGCGTATTTTCGCTTTTTCGTTCCTTTGCTTTTTCGTATTTCCAAAATACGAAAATTCACGGATGAAGAAAAATCTACAAATTCAGAAAACAAAAAAAGCCTCGACCACAAAAAGCGGTTAAGGCTTAAAATTTAGATAATAAAAAGGCTAGGGTTTACCTAGCCTTTCGATTTAGTCAATGTTTGAAATGTAGTTTTTTAAATCTTCCAATTCAGCAAGAATAGAAGTTTTATCAAACTCTTTTCCTACCAATTTATTGGTGATCTGAGATTTGAAAGCTTTTACAAGTTCCGCAAGGCTTTTTTTCTTTTTAGCTGTATCCGATAGACGGATTTGCATTTCATTTCTTAAATCAGTCACGGTATTTGAGATCATTTGATAGCGTCTATCGTGTAGACGTTTAAAAAAGCTCTTTCCTGCTTCTTTGCACAAGGCTTCTTCTTTATCTGACAAATACGCCTTTTTAAAGTCTGACCAGCTTTGATCTTCTTTTAGTGCATAGGTATTAGTGTTCGCCAATACAAAATGCTCTTTTACAAATTCTTTCTTAAAGATACGGTCAATATCACTTTTCGCATAACCGCTCTTTCCTGATTTGAAGTTATCGCCAAAAAGTTCCTTAGCAATTTGCATTGATACGCCTTGAACGTTAAGATCCGCATTTTCTAACAGATCCGCACAATTCTTTTTGAATAGAAGTTTTAAACTTAACGATGCTTTTTCATAACCGTTTAAAATTTCGATAACTTGTGCTTTTTCGTTTTTGTTGAATAATTGAGTAGTCATAATTTAATTTAATTTCCTTTTTAGTTTTTCGTATTTCAAAATACGATTTTTGTTTAACTGTGAAAGGCAATATTGCCTTTCTCTTAATTGTTCGGGAATGTTCCCTAACTTTCGAAATGAATTATAGCAAGCGAAAAAATAAAATGCAACACTTTTTTAAAAATAATTGTGTTAATTGCTTATTTTTTGAGCAACTAAAACAGTTAAAAAACAAAGGAACAAAAAGGCAAAGGGACTTCACGGTAAAGCACTATCACAATTTTTATTCTTCGCTTGCCTTGTTTTCTTTCTTCTCTTTTCGCCTTGCCGTGTTGTCTTGTCGTCTTTCTGTTCTTACGTTCGCACGCCCGCAGATTTTTCGTTGCGTGGTCGCTGCGTTACGCCCCCCTATGGGAATTTGGATTGGCGAGCCCCACACTTCACTATCACAGGGGGTAGGCGTTCGAGTGCTAGGCCTCATAGCCAACCTGTATGCACATTATACACGAGACTAAGGTTCCCCGGTTGGCCAACGCAGCGACGCCGCTACGGGGCATATGTGCAACGGTTCGGTCATACAAGATAAGTCTACCCACGCAGCGACGCCGCTTAGGTACAAAGGAACAACAACGCCACTACTATATATAGAAGAAGATACCAACGCATCTCCGCATCTTAGTCACTACTATATATAGAAGAAGATACCAACCTTTGCCGACCCTCCTCCCTACCTCCCCCCACTCTACCATAACCGCAAAGCACCCCACCCCCTAAAAATGCACCCACCCCCTACTTGACACAGACAAACCATACTAATACAATACTAACCATCAAGGCGACGGGTCCCCCTCGGACGCTCCAACTTACACAATATACATATTATAGAAATGATGGCACAGCAGAGACGCAGAGTAACAGAGGAACATAAGGCACAGATACAAGGGTTATGGAACGCAGGTCTTTCGAGACAGTCGATTGCCAACACCCTAGGGTTTAGTGTCAACACTGTTCGAGACGTAATCAAACGTTTACAAAAACAAGGTGTGATACCGAAGCGTCACGAGGCGATGCAGCTAAGTGACGAGGACATCCAATCGTTGGCACAAGAGGCTAGAGTAAGTGTGGAAGTGGTGAAACACTTACTAACGCTGGCTCGTAAGGAGAGAAAGAATGTACCAATGAGAGCGGTGGTGGGGTCATACCTTGCACTTTGGACATCTCAGCAGGGTCGTTGTTACTATACTGGTGCTACCTTAACGGTGGACGGTTCGCCTCGTAGTGCTGAGCTTGTGCAGACGGGTGGGATTGGCAAAGTGTTTGTTTCTAAAGTTGCCCGTGATTTTAGGGGTAAGATGTCGCACCAGTCGTTTCTTCGCATCGTTGGTGCGGTGGCGAGATACTCGCTCAAGCATAAAGTTTAAGTAAAAAGTGCGGTGGGGTATTGCCTAAATACCTCCGCTTGCTTATAATACGACGTGTACCCTGCACGTAGCAGGTTTGTCAGGCAGTGCCTGGGTCACTCCAGGAGGCTGTCACACTCCGAGGGGGGCTCGTCGTAGGGTACGCTACACAAGGTGGGTTGGTATAATTTGGCGTATTACACATCATTCCTCGCGTGATGTAATGTAGGTTCGAACCCTACACCCACCGCCACAGTGTATCTTTGATACATTACTGTATACCTGTGATAAGTCACTTGCATAACGGTGGTGTGTTTCAAGTCTCTACACAGAGGTTTTCCTTTATTTGAGTCGTTCATATCTCATCTAGAGTTCCTTTTTACCTTGTGTGTAGACAGGAGGCATCATGAGTCCGAACTTGAGACATACCACCGATATGCACGGGACCGAGAACTTTGTGAATATCAGACATAGGCTTGTTACAGAGCTTAAGCTAAACTAAATTTCATAAAATTCCTTTTTGGCTCTACTTTCATAGCGAGGTAGAGCCTTTTTTATTTGTGGGAATAACCCTTGATACGGGCTGATCTAACCTATACAGCAGGTTGTGTATGTTATACAGCCGGTGGCAGGTCTTCCGTTTTGTTGGTGGTGACGGTAGCTGTTGATTGGCCGTGTATACCGGGTTGGAGAGTAATGTCTCCGTCCCAGTTGGTGATGCGGGTGCCTTGTGTCTCAGGGTGCTTAGCGACAATGGCTCCACCTGCAGGTTTTTCTTCACGCTTGTTGTTGATGAAGTTTGTTTGTACGTTGGCTGTACCGATCTTGCACTTGTTGAGGACGGCTGTTTTAGGGATGGTGACACCGTTGAGGCTGCAGTTGTCGAAGGCGCAGCCGTCACCGAACGTGGAGAATGGGGCCTTTTTGTAGTGCTTGAAGTTGCAGTTGACGAAGATGCAGCCGTCTCCGAACTTGATGAAGTTGGTGAGGGTGGCGTTCTCGAAGATGGTGCCGTTGGGGAAGTTACCACCAGGGCCGAAGCTACCACCCTTTTTTACTTGTCCGTTTTTTCCTACATCCCACTTAGTGAGTTGGTCGAGCACCTCATCTTTGGTTTGAGATTGTCCTGATTGGACATATTGATATTGGTAAGTCATTGTGTCCTCATTGATGTCTGTGTAAAATACAAGGGTATTAATTAGGAGATTCCCCCCGTGAGTGATAAGACAATACAGGATTTGATTTCGAAAAGCGAGGCTGATACGTCCGATGGGGCGTCACGTGCTGCGTTTTACAAAAATATATTCATACCGAGTTTGGCTCGTGACATCGTTCTGTTTGGTAAGCAGCACGGTGTGGAGATTATTGAGCAGTATGGGTTAGATGCCAGTGACCTGGCCAAGATTATTGAGATGCCGATATTCAAGACCGAGGTGAAGAACCTACGGATGATGATGGACGAGGGCGTCTTAATTACGGCACAGATGAAAGCGGCGGCGGCACTAGAGGGTGCGGTTGACGTACTGGCGGCACAACTGATACGTGAAGATATTAAGCCGAATGAAGTTTGTATGGTGGTGAGAGAGTTGAAACAGATGGCGACGCTTACTCATACTCAGGTCATTAGCAAGGGTGCTGTGGCCAAAGGTGATGAGGTGACAAGCTCTGCAGGTATGGTGGTCAACTTCTCATTTGGAGACCCATCACAACTTCCGCCTGTTCGTGAGGCGATTGATGTGACACCGGTGAGCAAACTGATCCCACAAGAGGAGACGGTAGTGGATGTAAATATGTTTAACGAGGTAGTGAATGAGTCAGAACGCTAATACATTTGACCTGAATAAGTACCCGACGCTTAATGCGTTCGCACGCAGTGATGCGTTCATTAAGTTCGCCTTGGGCCCCGCAGGCAGCGGCAAGACATCATTTTTAGCGGTTGAATTGTTCAGACGAGCGTGTCTACAAGAACCTGCAGAAGATAAAGTGCGGTATTCTCGTACGCTTGTAGGTCGTAACACGTATCAGGTTTTGAAGTCTGCCACCATCCCGACCTTTGAGAATATGTTAGGTTGGTTGGGTGAGGCGATCACCTTTAAAAAAGGGTCGTTCCCACCGACAGCACACGTGCGTGCAAGATTGTCTGATGATACCTTTGTCCATTGGGATATTGAGTTTGTGTCGTTCGATACGGAAGATGCGGTGAGTAAGCTCTTGGGTTATGAACCTACCAATGCGATGCTCGATGAGATTTCAGAGCTTCCGGAAGAATTGATTGACTCCGTGGTGAGACGTTTGGGTCGTTATCCGAGTGGGCGTAAAGGCAAGCCGACGTGGGTTGGTTTAATCGGTGCGACCAATGGTCCACGCAAAGACCACTGGTTATATCAATGGTCACTTGGTTCTCGTGACAAAGAGTTTGCAAAAATCGAAGCAGCGACGGGGCGAAAACAGTTCGAGTTATTCCGTCAACCTGGTGGACTTATTGAGAAAGCAGAGGGCGAGTGGGTACCGAATCCGTTGGCCGAGAACATCGACAACTTACCTGGTGGCTATGGCTACTACTTCAATATGTTGAGTGGAGATCGTCAGCGTGTGAGAGCATACGTTGAGGGTGACTTCGCTGATATTGTGACTGGTAAGGTGGTGTACCCTGAATTTAGACGTGACACACACGTATGGGTTGGTGGACACGAGAAATTACCGTCTTCACTACGACTTTATCTTGGCTTCGACTTTGGTCGTACACCAGTTTGTACGATTGCAACAGCGACGCAAAGCGGCAAGCTTATTGTGATTGATGAGGTGATGGGTGAAGATATTTCCATTGATACCTTATGTACAGATTTTTTATTTCCAGTCTTGCGTCAGAAGTATCCTCGTAGCACAATAGAGGGGGCGTGGGGAGACCCAGCAGGTAATGTGGAGACACAGGCGTTGGATGTTTCACCGTTTGATGTGTTGTTGAAACACGGGATACCGATTGAAGATCCGGGTGGTAATAACAAACTTCAACCACGACTTGAAGCTGTTAAACAGCGATTAACTCGATTGGATGGTGAGGGTCGACCAGCGATTTTGATTACAGACAACTGTAAGTATATAATTGAGGCGATTGGCTCAACTTATATTTATGAGAAAGTTAAGGGCCGTAATGATACGGTTCGTGATGTACCGACGAAATCACACGAGGGGTGGTGCTCGGATTTATGTGATGCTCTCTCATATTTGTGTATGGGTTATAATGCACTGGTGGGAATGAAGCAGCGTAGACGTAGAGTGCTGCCATCGTTAAAACGAAGTGCTATGTAGGAGAAGAATATGCAGTTAGACAAATGTCGTTGCCGACGCAACGCAGGCGTGTTAGGCAAAGTGCAACGTAATAAGTAGGTGATACAATGGCTGAGCTCTCAAAGAAAAGACAGAGACAGATACGAGCGGACTTAGGTGCGTACGTACGTAAACGCTTTGAAGAAGCACGCTATGCCAAGGGTGAGATTTATGATACGCTCACTCAGTGCTTGAAGCAAATTAAAGGTGAACGTATTGGTGGGGTTGGTATTGATCCGGAAGTGGATGCCAACTGCAACATTACCTCGCCTATTGTTCGTGGTACGGTTGGTCTAATCCGTGATGTGTTTGCCAACAGTTTGGAGAGCCCATTTGTTATCAAGGCATCTCCTGTTGTTGATTTAGACAAAGGTGCAGAGCGTACTGTAATGGACGTGTTACTCAAGAAGTATGCGGCTATGCAGCAAGAGGGTATTGTACCGACTGATGCTGAGATTGAGGCCGATGTACAAGAGAACTTAATGGCTGCGGGTACGCTTGAGAAACAACGCCTCGCAGATGCGGCAGCAGCACGTATGAACACGCTCATTCAGGACAGACTGCAGGATGCGGATTGGCTACCTGAGTTTGGTGACTTTATCTATAACTTTGTTGCATACCCAGCAGCGATTTTAAAAGTTCCTGCGATGAAGCAGAAGATGTGGAAAGAGTGGAGTCCGGAAGACGGTCGTCAAGTCGTTCGTAAACGTGTTGTACGCTCTGTTGAAAATATCAGTCCGTTTGATTTCTACCCAGCTCCATATGCCCAAGATGTGCAGAGTGCCGAATACGTCATCGAGAGACGCAAGGTTACACGTACAGAACTGGCTACGTGTTATGCGTTACCAGGTTATTCCAAAGATGGGCTTGATGATGTATTTGTGTTGTATCCTAACGGGTATTTGGAGCCTTATGAGGAGAGCGAGAATAGACCTGACTCCGACTTAGAGGGTATTCCGTCTGATGAAGATGGCGACCACAGTAAGGCACAAGGTGCGTTTGACTGTTTAGGGTTTTATGGTTCTATTCAAGGTAATATTCTTGCAGCGTTCGGTGTGTCTGTAGAAGACGAGGATCGCAACTACGAAGCTGAGATTTGGATCATTGACGACATCGTGATCAAAGCAACGTTAAACCCGGACCCATTGGGTTTACGTCCGTTCTATGCAGCGTCATTCGAGCCAATTCCTGGTTCGTTTTGGGGAGAGTGTATTACCACACGACTAGCTGATACACAGCGTATTTTAACTGCGACTGCAGTGGCACACGTAGTAAACCTTTCTTATGCGAGTGGTGTACAAGGTGAGGTAGACGAGTCACGCTTAACTGATGAAGATGACCCACGTATTGTTATCCCGAACTCATTACGACCTGTGGTGTATGATCCCAAACACAATGGTATGCCAGCTATTCGTTTCTACACTGTTCCTGATTTGTCAGCGAACTTGATCAATGTGATTCAGTTCCACCAGCAACAAGCCTATGAGCTTGTCGGTATCCCACGTGTAGCGTTTGGTTCGAGTGAGAACTTAGGCACAGTAGGGCGTACCAGTGGCGGCGTGGCGATGGTTTTAAACCAGGCTAGTAAGTCTGTGAAATATGCGTTGCGTATTTTAGAAGAACGCATTATCGAACCTGCAGTGCAGTCATTTATCGACTACGAGTTGTTCTTTAATTCTGACCCGACAATCAAAGGTGATATTCGAGTTCACGCTCGTGGTGTTAGCGGATTGGTTGAAAAAGAGAATAAAGAAAGTAAACTTGAGTGGGCATTACAATCTATGGCACCATATGTCCAATTACCGGATCCTGAAACAGGACAACCTATTATTCCGGCTAAAGGTATTAAAGCGTTGGTGTTTGAGTTATTCAAATCAGTTGGTGTGCCTACCGATGACATATTCCCTGATTACGAGTTCCAACGAGCTGTTACAGGTGGAAGTGTTCCGCAAGCACCGAACCCGATGGTACAAGGGGCAACCTTGGATGGTCGTAGTGGTTCTGCCGCTGGTGCGATTGCCAATATGAATAGTATGGGTGGCGGTGGCAACCCACAACCTGGAGCGTTATAATGGCGTTTAAGAAAACTTTAGAAATTAAAAAAGAAGACGGTTTCGCATTAGATGTGAAACCTGTCGAGCTAACCCTTAATGAAGCCATCGCACTTTATGTGAAAGCTGAGTTGAGTGATACAGACAAGTTCACCTATAACCCGTCTGTACAAATCTTCCGATTGGTAGATGTATCAGATGGCTGTTGTAGCGATGAAGAATGTATCCCGTTTGGTGAAACTTGCGACTTGATCTACTTACCGAAAGGTCGCTACAGTGTGACTGCGTGCTCGCTTGACAGCAACAAGTACTACGATGAGGTATCAGATGCTGACATCAAGGTTCATTTAATTGGTGAGACACTAACTTCTGAACAGAAAGAAGTGTTGTTGATGAACGCAAACAAGGGGTGCTAAATGTCCGTCGTTGTTTCACGCAAAGAAGCGTATGCGTTAAAAGTATTTAGAACGAGCCCTGGTGCAGAAGACATCAAGGCTGTTCTGTTACGTGAGTTGAATTTAGAACGTGAACTCTTTGAGAGTGAACCTGTGAATGAAGATACACGTAAGAAGATCACAGCATACAAAGTTGCTCTAGGCGTGTTATTTGACGAAGATTTAGTTAAGGAGCAAGAATGAAGTGCAAAACAGGCTACTCAGCATACAAGCTGTTCAAAGCCAACACAGCGTTAGTATTTCACATCGAGTGTGCCACCGAAGATGATTTGTTTGGTATCGAGTACGCACCGTTTGACGAGCAGTCACAGTGTATGGATGACTTGAAGTTCCATCCAGTACTAGTTAAAGGTGAACGCGTAACTTTTGATAACAAAACGAGTCCGTTCGTGTATACTACACCAGCAAAAGCATACTATCGTATTGTAAACTTAGGATTTGATAATACGAGAGCGTGTGTTAATATAATTGATACGTATGAGGTTAAACCCTATGTCGAACGGTAAACCAGTAGAAAATTTTTATAAACGTCGTAAGAAAGTATTAGCTCTTACGAAAAGTAGTGTGCAGTTCCAAGAATACACAGCGTATTTAGAAGATCTGCTTAAGGAAGAGCGTGTCCAATACGAAGAAAACACAGCTACCGAGTTCGCTCGTGGTCGTGTCTCTATGTTGAAGCACCTCATTGATGAACTTAAAAATGGTAAATAGAGATGACAACCCAATACGATCCCTCGGAGCTCGACAATTTTTTAGATGAACTTGAACAAGGTAAACACGACCAAGGTGCTAATGAAGCTCCTGGTGCGGCAGAACCTCAACCAGGTGAATCGCAAGGTGAAGACGATTTTGACGTTGATGAGTTTACAGTTGGTGGTCAAAGTGCAGCACAACCGGCAGCACCAGCACCTAAGACTGAAGCACCTGCTCAACCAGTAGGTAATGCAGACAACGTTGATCCGTTTGAACTGCAACGTAAGCTTGCCATCGAGCAAGGTAAAAATGAAGCATACGCAAGTATCTTCCAAGGTATCAACAACTCGAAACCTGCAGAACAAAAACCTGCAGAAGCTCCAAAGGATTATATTTTCGATCCTACGGAGACTGAGTTGTCTGATGAAGAAAAAGAAATGTTCGAACGTTCTAGTCCGTTGGTGGCAAAAGTTGCGAAACAAATTGCCAACCAAATGTACAAACAAGCAGTTCGCCCATTGGAAGATAAACTTGCACAAGCTCAACAACACGTTGAACAAACTGAGCAACAAGTTAAGCAACAACGTCTACGTGAGTTCCACGTTCGTTTACACCAAGAAATACCGGATTTAGCTACAACATCGGCTACTCCTGAATTTAATGCTTACCTAAAACAGGCGGCACCACGTTCAGGCGGCCAATGGACTGTAGAAGCGGAATTGACAGCGGCACTCCAAAATGGGAACATAGCAGCTGTCAAAGAGATTGTGTCAGGATTTAAACCTACACAACAACCAGGGGTGCAAAACGTTGCACCAGGAAGACCACAGTCAGGAACCCCCCCTACTTCTGACAAAGGGTCGAAAATGTTGGCATACTCTAAGCTCATTAAAGCGGAGAACGACTACAATGCTGGTCTTATTACGCTTGATAAGTACTCCAGAATTTTGGAGATTTATCGTGATGCAGAGATGAACAACAACGTCGATTATGAGTCATAAGTTAGGAGCATAAAATATGGCAGGCCCAATTCGTACGGCTAAACCAACTATGCAGTCAGCGAGTGGTTATCGAGTATACCAATTCTTGAATAGCCCGCTGTTTGCGAAAGAGATGATTCACCGCACATACCACGATACTGTGACCGGTGTTATCACATCACATTCCGTGGTTCCAAGTGAGATCCGAGATGTAGGTGATCAAATCACTTTCCGTAAAGCACCCGTTGGTGAAATCTTCAATTATCAAAAGAACCAACCATTAGAGTTCTCTGAACTTAACACTGAAACCGTAACAATGGTTATCAACCGTGCTAAGTACTGGAACTTGAAGCTTGATGAAATTGATGTAAAACAAATTCAAAACATTAAAACTTGGGTTAATGAGTTCATCGCTAACTGTCAAGAACAGTTAAAACAACAAATTGACTTCGAAGTGTTGGACTATGTACCTCGTAAAGCAGATCCATTTAACCGTGGTTCTCGTGCGGGTAAAGTATCCGGTATGTACGACTTAGGTATGTACGGTCGCCCAATCCACCTTGACGCAGAAAACTTCTTACAATACATCGGCTTCTTAGCTGCAGTATTAGATGAAGCACAATGCCCAATGCGTGGTCGTTACTTAGTGTTACCAGGTTCAGCTCGTACCTTGTTCTTACAGAATAACTGGTTAAACGATATGTGCAAAACTGGTAATAAACCGGTATTGTTAGCTGAGACCATTCCGTCAATCGCTGGCTTCAAAATCTACTTCTCACACAATATGCCGAGCTATGTAGATCCAAACCACAAAGACAAACGTGCTCACTTAATCGTTGCAGGTTTAGACACAGCAACTGGCTTCGTTACACAAATGACTAAACAACAACACATTGACCAAGTGGAAACTTCATTTGCTCAATACTGGCGTGGTTTACAAGTGTACGATTTCGAAGTGATTCGTCCTGAACACATCGCTACATTGTATGCGACTGTGAACTTCAACAAACCTGCAGGTTTAGGAGGTAACTAATGGCTAAACGTTATTCGATTTTCCTAGGTGGTAACAAACGCCACTACGGAATGATGGATGTGGCTTGGGAGTCTGAATTAACTCCATTCAACGCACACGTTGAATATGCAGCCCACTTAAAACGTCGTCACTTCGTTTTACCATATCACTACTCACACTATGATGAAAACCATCAAATGTGGTACCGTGAAAATGGTATGCGTGACTTAGAAGTTGGTGATGAGTTAGTAATTAACTTGTTAGCAGCTGGCACCAAATTAAACGACTACGTATTCCACAACAAAACTGCAGTACCTGGTACTAAGTTTGAAGTTGAAATCCACGGTAGTGCGTCTGACAGCCCAGTTGACCAAGAAGCATTGTACACAGCAGTTGATGAAGCTAAAGCTAAATTATCAAAAGCACAAGCTGCATTAATGGCGAAAATGGATGATGCGGATCTTAAGAAAGCAGTTGCTGACGCTAAGAAAGCAGTTGCTGATGCAGAGAAAGCATTAATGGATGCAGCTACTGAAGTTGTGGCTAAATTTGAAATTGATGCTGCACAAGCAGGATTCCACCGCTTTGAAGTTAATAGCTTCTTACAAACCAACGGTTTGGTTGTGTTACGTTTGAAAGAGGGTACTATGATGAACACTTGCTGGTCATCAATGTTAGACCTTGTTCACTTCGATGACCAACACGCTTGTGCTTGTGGTGTTGAACCTTGTGAAACAGATTATCCGGATGCGGAATGTTATGTACCTACTTCTAGTTCAAAATACTAGAATTATGGTGTAGAATTGAGGGGAGCTATTGTAGTTCCCCTTTTTTATTGGAGATTATTATGAACAAACCTTACGCAAATCGTACCCCTATTGGGTTCGTAGATAATGATGGATATGTAACACCGTTCAACGGTCGAGTGGTGGATAATATGCCAGGGCGTTATATTTACACTCAGGCAGAAATGGATTTTTATTTAGGTCAGCAACAATTCCGTGAGCAAGAGCGTGAAGCTACACGATTCGGCAAACAGGAAGAAATCACTGACGTTGAAGTACCACAACAGGTACTAGACAACCCTATTCCACCAGCACCACAACCGCCAATTCCGGCACCGTATGTGGCCACACCGATGGACCCAGCTGTTCCACCATCGCACGTTAATTTAACTCAAGAGCAAAGGGATGCGTTACCGGCAGGCCTAAATGGCAACGATGTAATGCGTCAAGTGATGAGCACTAAGTAGGTTCTATGAAAGTAAGTGGGATCATTGAAGAAGTAAGTCGGTATTTGCAGGACAATGAGTTCGAGGACGATGTTGCCTACGTTCACTGGACTAAACAAGACCTACTTACTTACATTAGAAATGCTATAGCGATTGTCGCTATGGTGCGAAAAGAGGAATTTACCTCTACAGTTGATGTGGAGTTGGTTGAGGGGATTATCCAAGAGTTACCAGCTCCGTGTAAGTCTCTGCGAGCAGTGCAGGGACAAAAGGACGAGAATGGGGTAATCACCAAACGAGTCCGTGAGACTAAGATTTCAAACCTAACCGGTTTTAATAGAGCGGTGTGTACATCAAGTACCCGATCATCTTCATCTGAGTACACAGTGAAATCATATTCGTATGATGAAGCTGATCCGAAAGTGATTATTGTAGATCCACCTGTTCCAAAAGGTGTAAGTGCGACACTTACGATCACTTGTTATGCACCACCTGAAATTAGTGGTGAAGATGATGAGTTGGAAGTTGATGATAACTTCCGACCAATTATTTTTGAGTTAATGCTCTACTATGCGTATGGCGTTGACATTGAAGACGTAGCGAACAGAGAACGCAGCAACCAACACTGGAAAAATGCGTTAGACCTGCTACAGATTTACGACTACAAACAGCGTGAAGAAATACGACAACTTGCTCGTAGAGGGGTGATGAATGGCTAGAACAGTTGAAGATTTTGAGGATTTTATTTTCCCATATGCACCGGATGCTCCTAGTTCAATCATCCAGCACGCAGTGCGTGAATCAATCGTACGTTTTATGCAAGAGACGCAAGTGGCACGTGATTTTGCACAATTTCCGCTTGTGGCTAAAACACCTGACTACATCATTGATACGATTGAGTGTCGTACCATTATTGATGTAATTGAAGTGCGATTCGGATGTCCAGGATCGATTCCTGATGATTCTTGGAATACCTTACAGCGTGGAGTAGATTATGAAGTTGATCTAATGCACGATGGTATGCCTAGTGTTGTATTAAGAGAAGCACCACAAGAAAGCTGTTCTAGACCGCTTGAAGTTGATATGAGTGTTGAGTACTCGTGGTCAATTTCACGTGATGATTGTGAAATCCCTGATTTCATCTACGAACGCTATATGACTGAAATCAAAGACGGTGCACTAGCAGAACTCTATGCAATTCCAGGACAAGAGTGGACGAACCTGCAGTATGCGATGGTGTTGCGACAAAACGTAGAAGAAAAATACAAACAGATCCGTTCTAAAACTAAGAAACGTGGTCCGGTACCGATGAAAATGCGTCTTGGCACATCCCCAATGAGAAGACCATTTGACAACTTTTGGAGAGCCTAAATGGAGAGAATGTTTGAAAGTGCGTCAGGGTGTGAAGACAATAAATGTTGCAGTACACCGGACTGCCGATTGGAGCCGCCGAAGTGGGAACCTGTAGAACGGTGTTGTGAGCCGTCACCTTGTGAAGAACGTTGCCCACCCCGCACACGTGCAAGAGATGCAATCAAAGTTGACCGTATGGCAGCTGAAGCCTGTTATCTAATAGGAAATTACCGATGCGATGAGAAGCCGTTGCCATTTATCCGATCTTATTTAAGAATGGATATTCGTCGCAAAGGTTATTGCCGAGTTTTAATGTGTCAACCACCTACTCGTGTTCGAAATGATGGGGCGATCTGCTTCGATTGGCTCGATGAGTTCCGTGATTTACCTACAGGTTATTACGAGGGTGACATCTACATTGATGGCTGTTTATGTCTTACTTTATTATTCTACTTACCACCGTGTGAAGCACGATTGATCAAGTATGATATGACTGAAGATGATGGCTGCCGTAAATGCTCTACCTGTGGCGAAGAAGATTGTCGTTGTGGTTTAACGTGCTGTGATCGTAAACCTGAGTATGACGATGAGTATGTACCAATTCCAGCTCAAAATTGTAAGGATTGCGAAGAATGTTAAGCATTAAACCATTCGGGTTAGTGACCGAGTTGAGTAAACAAATCACTGCAAAAGACAACGTGATTACTGTACCAGTTGGTGACGGTATTCGTTTTAAAGTGCCATCTACAGATCATTTCTACATTACGGTTAGAAATGGTGGCGTTCGTGAATATATGAAAGTCACAAGTGTAAATGGTGATAAATTCCACGTAGAGCGTGGTCAGGATGAAACTACCGCAAGTTCGTTCCCCAAAGGTTCGTGCGTCAAAGTGGAGTGGAACCCATCTCAACTCTGCGAATTTGTGTCAAGTTGCACAGGTGGCGAAGCTAAGAAAACGATTGAGCCACAAACAATTTGTTGGACGTGTGACACCTGTATCGAAATTGACGAGGGTGGTCACATTATTGGTGTAAACGGGAGCGACAAATGCTAAAACTAATTAACCACTTTTCTACCGCACTTCGCAATTATGTAAGTCCTAGTGATACAGAGATTGAAATCCCTGCACAAGTGGCGAAGAAACTAAATACATTAAGCGAGGGCGACCACACATACATCTCACTAATCGGTCGCAACGGTCGTGCTGAGATTGTCAAATATACACACATCAAAGAATTAAAAGGTGGTGTGATTTCTGTTGAACGTGATGCCGGTCAAACAGGTGCGTTAAACCACCCGGCAGGAACGTGCGTTACCATCGACTTAAATACAGTGCTTTTGGACGAGTATATCGCTGATACAGTGGCCGCTAAAGTTGATGAAAAACTTGAAGCGTTTAAGACTGAAGTTAATGCTGAATTAGCGAAGATGACTAAAGCAATTAACGCATTGAAAAAAGCAGACAAGTAAAAGGTGATCGGGATGGCGTGTAACAACAATCTTGTATTTATTTCGTGCGAGTATAGTGGCATCGGGTTCACGTCTAAAGCTGTGCCTGAAGATGCTACACGTATTCAATTAATGAAAGGACACGGCAAAAACTTCCCCCCAGTTACAAAAGGATCACACTTTTACATTACCGTTGAGGGATGTAATTCTTGCTGTGAGACAATGCGTGTTGTTGGTATTGATGGTGATGTACTAGAGGTTGAGCGTAATCTAGGTGACGCTTGTACCTGCATTAAGAGTAATGCGAAAGTATCATACACATCATCCAACAAAGAGTTCTTTGAAGACATCAATGGTGTAATCCCACTGAATGTTCAATCTCCATTAAAATTCGATTGTGCCACCAATACATTATCCGTTGATTGTGCATCATTGTTCAAATCCGGTTGCGGTGGCGGTTGTGATTGTGGTGAGGGTGGTTGCGACGAGTGTGGTGATAAACCAAATGACGCTGGTACAACCAGTGGTCTACGTGGTCCGAAAGGCGACAAGGGCGATGAGGGTCCACTACCAACGGCAATTAACATCAGCCCATTAGGCGTTCTCACATTCACGTATCCGGACGGCACTACTATTCAGGCGACTGGTCGTGTTCCGAAAGGGCCAAAAGGCGACAAGGGCGACAATGGCGAGACCGGTAGACAGGGCGATGCTGGCGTGGCGGGTGATAGTGCAGCTAAAATTGCGACTGCTAGAGCAGAGGGACGAGATCTTGTATTTACACTAAGTGACGACACAGTCGTGCGTGCCCAAAATGCGATTCCGGCCCCACTGAAAGGCGACAAAGGTGACAAAGGCGATCCTGCAGCACAAATGGTTAATGCGGACGGAACCTGGTATATCCACGCTTTAAAAAGTACCGCACTTCGTGTTAACGTGAATAACACAGATTTACCGGTGACCACCAACGCAGAGGGATTAGCTAGAGTAGACTTAAGCCCCTATGCGAAAGGGTCGTTGGTTAAAATTTACAACGGAACAAACTTAATTGGTATCGGGGTGGTTTAATGCACTTTGTACAATTTGGTGGGATGATTCCGAAAGTCCACCCTAAGAAATTAGGTTACAAATATTCTGTGTTGGCACAGGATATGGATATTTATGGCGGTCGTTTTCAACCATTACCTGAATTAGGTGAACAAGCTGTTGCCGTTACTGTGAATGGTGAAGATTATATCTGGGAGCCCCGTACACTACATTATCAAGATGGCGTGTATGTAGGCTTCCCATATTTCACTACAATCGCACCTGATTACACCAACCGATTAGGTGAAAATACATTCTTCTTCGTTGGTGAAGATAAACAGCTTTATCGCCAGTCTATTACACGTGTTACACAGAAGAAAAAGCCTATTTTAGTAGGTATGCAAAAACCTGATTGTAAGAACAAGCCAACAGCTGAAACACTAACAGGTCAGGGTTGTGCTGCCGATGATATTGACTTGTTATGTGTGCCTATGTATGACCGAGAGTGCGGTGACAAAATCCCATTTAATACAGCGTTCTGTTTTACCTATGTGAACGGTTGTGGTGAAGAATCACAACCTAGCTACCCAACAAATCACGTTGAGTTTTACGATGGTGACGCTGTTAAGATGACAGCAAATGACACACCACCGGCTAATGCAAAAAAACGCAGATGGTATATGCTTGTCGGGGATAGCGATGGCATCGGGCACTGGTTGTATGTTGGCGAGCATTGCGTTGGCGAACAGTCATACTACAGCACTAACTGTATTATTAGTCTTGGTGAAGAATTAGATACCGAGATGGACGGTCCACCACCATCGTGTGTGGCAGGTGTTGCTGCAGTCGGTGACAACCAAATTATGTTGTGGCAAGGCAAGTCTGTTTACTTTTCACAACCGCACAGACAACACGCTTTTGATCCGTCTCAAGAATACCGGTTGATGTATAACGTATTGCGAGCTGAAGAAGTGACATCACCGATTGAGGGTAATGTTCACCACACCATTCTCGCTTTAACTGATGGTCTACATTACATCATTAATACTAAGCAAGAAGCTGTAAGTATTCAGGAAGTTGAAGTTAAAGCTCCAGCTTACAATGGCGAAGCCGTTTGCGTTGCAGAACATATTATGTTCTTCGTATCACCTAATGGATTGTATGAGTTTACCGAACAAGGTGTTAAATTGATCACAGGTCAGTTCTTTACAGAACGAGAGTGGTTAGAATATGCAGGTGAAGAAACTCGTATTGCGTTTTGGGATGATAAAATTCACGGTGTTGGTAGACACAACTGGATAATGAACTTTTCAGATGATGATCGTCGGGATCCGTCTTTTGTTGTCACAACAGAGAAAGCGAGCAACATTTATGCACATCACCAAGGTGGGTTGGTGTTCGTGATGAAAGTTGGCAAGGATGCAAAAGCACGCCTACGCAAATGGGGTGAGCCTAGTGAACCTAATCGTTGTGCGGTATGGCGTTCACCTGATATGGTTATGCCAGGGTTATGGAGACCAACGACACTAAAAGTGGTATCATCTGATTATATGATGATGTCAGCTGGTGCAGAAGAAGCACTGGCAGCATACAAAAACTTTGAGAAAAAGTATGCCAATGTAAGTGCCGAAACCTTTATCAGACAATTCCCTCAATACAAAGCATACGTAGCGGAATTAACAGGTAAGCGACACTCTATTGAAGTTATTGTGTATGCAGATGGTCGAGAGTATTACAGACGAGATGTTTCTACAAACAAGCCGTTTTTATTACCTCGCAAGTATAGAGCGATTACGTGGGCTGTTGAAGTGCGGTCTCGAATTACGATTGATGAGATCCACGTGCAAACATCACGTGAGACATTAACAGAGGGTTAATGTATGAGTATTAACAACGGACAGTCAGAAGAAAAGAAAGCTGGTAAGGATTATAACTACGCTGAGATTGGTGAGAACCGAAGTGGTGGTACAAACTCACCAGCGTTTAGTTCTAATCACATTATTCAATACCCAAGACAACCAAAGCGTGACGATGGTAAATGGTTAGCCATCGCTAGTTTACTAGGTTCTGTGTTGGGTCGCTTCGCATCAAATAGCTTAATTAAGAAAGCTAAAGATGCCGAAGATACGTGGCGATCAATCAATGACCGTATGCGTGACATCGGGTATAACTTGATTGACAAAGAAGCTCCGGCAGAAAAAGCGTTGGCTGATGCAGCAGATGACTGGTTGTTGAGAGAAGCGGACTGGCTTAAAGATATGGCTTTAGATGAAGAAGCCTATGCTGACAAGCTAGAACCTTGTAATGATACCATTCACGAGCGTTTGTGTGAGTTTATTCTGTGCGGATACAAGCCTGATTATTTAGGTATTAGTATGCGTGTTGTGGCTGACGCAGAAGCGAAAGCTAAACAAAAACGTCAAGAGCTTTGCAGACAGGTGAACCGATATGGTGCTAACCAATGTTGTGAGTTGAATACACGTATTGCGTTAGCTACTGCAGCAGAAATTGTAGGTACAGTTTCAAAAGCACGAGAAGCTGAACGGCAAACAGCTTGGCAGACTAATATGAAGTTACACTTTGATGGTGCTGAGTTGTTTGAGAAACATCGTGATTCTCGTAAAAACAGATCTGCAGATTACGAGAAAACCGCTATTGCAATTCAAGATAAACGACTTGGTTTGCATAGTGAGAAACATATGGCGTTGTTGAAATTAGGCTTGGATGTGTTGGCAAGTGCTGGTAAAAACTATGCGTGGTTGGCGGCAAGTTTACGACAAACAGCGGAAAAAGACGTTGGTGGTATTTCTGCACTAGCAGGACTTGTGGCACTAGCAATCGGATACTTCCTCTGCTACGATAGCGAGGACAACTGTGACGGTAAGAGCAAAACTAGCGAACCTGATGGTCCTGTGGCTCAACCGGAAGACTCAGGATTTTAGGAGCATAGCGTGAGCGAATTAGGAACCCTAGGTAGTCTAGGAATGATGGGTGGTGCAGGCGATGTCTCACCACTCGAAGAAATGAGTATGGGACAAAATGCAATGATGGCACCTGATATGCAGGCACTAGCACAACAACTTATGATTACCGATCCGGAGTTGGCTATGCAGATGGCAGCCGGAAATGTAGATCCTAGTATGTTGGCTCAATTACAAAGTGGGCAAGCTGACCCAAATCTTATGGCATTACTGGTTAATGCACCAAATGGATCAGCACCTCCTGCTATGGTACCTGAGCATGTGTTAGCTCCACAAGGTGATGCGATGCGTAATATGTTGAACGCACCTGGTATGGATATGACACAGCAACCGTTAAACCCTGAGACAATTCAACGTGTGGCAAATGCGTTAGGTTTGAACCCTGGAGATAGCGGTGAAATTGCAGCGGGTACAGACCCATTGTTTGACCCACAAGGCACAGATGATACATCATTATTACAACTTTTAGGAGGACCAGGTTATGTCGTTTGATATGACTCTTGGAGCAGCAGGTTATGGCTTCGGTGGGAGCAGTGGGTTAGGTGGTTGGCTAGGGAATTTAGGCAACGCTTGGCAGAGTGGATTATCTAATAACTTGCGTATGGCAACTGACTTGTACAACTTTACGAACAAGTCGTTGGTAGATCCGTCTGCAGTTAATGCGAAGATTGCACAGAATAATGCAATTCAAGAACAGCAACAACTTGCCAAGACGAATAACTACCTAGAGAATCAGATGCTCAATGCGTTGATTGCTACTAACTCAGGTATGACGATGAATGACTTGTTGAACAGACCGAATACACAAAGTGTGGTTAATCAACAAACTCAAGTTGGTCAGCAACCAGTTAATCAGTCTCCATCAACCACTACTACGACAGCATACGCACAACAACAGAACATTGGTCCGTATCGCAGTGCTTACCAGTTCGCACCGCAAAGTAATACAGCAGTGGCGAACCAAAACTTTTTACAGCAGATGTTAGCTGCACCTGGTGTATATCGTAATACAATCACAGGATAGGAGTGAGTAATGGCTACTCCAGGAGAATTGAGTTTATATCAAGCGGTAGGTGATCGAGCAGCGTTTCTTAGAGGAATCAATGAAGCGTTGAAGAACCTACCAGCTAATGCAAACCCGAACGATTATATTGCGGCACGCAATAGTCCTATTGATGCGTTTTCAGGTCCTACACAGTTAGTTGAAACGAAACCGTCGTGGTTTGATAACCTTGTTCAATGGAACCGTGATATGGGTGACAAGATAAAAGGTTACACAGGAGTGCAACCAACTGCTGTTGATACAAATACCGGAAATGCGATGCCGACCCAATATGGTGTAGCCAATGCCGCATATGAGCAGAAAAAGGCTAACGAAGAATTGGCTAAACGTGCCACTGTAGTAGATGGTGTATCACCATCAGCTGGATTGGCTTCTAGTGTTGCTGATACGGTTGTAGATTTAGCGTCAGGAACAAGACCAACTACAGCGACAGCTTCGGTAAAAGGGGCATCTCCTACAGATGGAACGGTATCAGGTGGTTATTCAACAATGACACCAATTCAGTTCGCACAGCTTGCACCACATCAAGTTCCAGGTGAAGCCGTACACGATGACAGATTCGCATACCGTAATGGTCAGACCACACGTAAGTATTACTTCGACAATGGTCAACCTGTGAGTTATACCAATAACCCACATTTCAACAATGGTACTGATCCTAACTACTCATCGTGGTCAGGTATGAACATTGGTATGAATACACCGTTGTCAGTGGCTCAACAAACAGTGATGGCACGAATGTTGGGTCAAAATCAGAAGAATATGGCAGCGTTCCGTTCAGCACAAGCACAAAGTGCAATTCAGGAGGCGATGAATGATCCACGTGCCTGGCAGGCGACGAAACAGCTATTGGAGCAAGGTGTCCCAATGCAGGAAGCCCAGTATGCTGCAATCAGCCAAGTTCTTGACAATAACGGACAGATGGGTGCTTTACAGTTGGTTGCTCCGCAGTATGCTGAACAAGCAGCACAACGACAAGGCAATCAAGGAGCATTAGCTGGTATGTTCGGTATGGACTACGAGGCACAACCTAATCTATACGGTGTTACAAGTCCTATTGCGTCAATTCAGACGAATGGTGATACAACAGCAATCCAATTAGGTAATGCTCGTTATAATATCCCTACCAATCAGATGCCGCAGTTTATGCAACAGATTGCTGCTCTACCGAATGGCCCTCAGTTATTGAGTGCTATGACCAAAGGTGGTCAGGGTTTGACTTTCGAAGAAAGAAAAGCTTTAAAAGAGCTCGACCAGGCTAACCGTGAGAAGTTAGAGAGTCAACGACAAACTGGTCGAGAAGAACTACAGAAGAAAAGCCAGGACTTCAGAAAAGAGCAAAATGAAGCCAAGAACAAAAATACAAATGTTGTAGGTTCAACACGTTTCTAAGGAGATACAATGACTCGTGAAGAAGCACTGCAGTTATTGCAGCAGAACGACAACTTGCGTAAGTTCCTAAATGTGCTCTCCATTTCAGAGGGCACGCACTCGTTTTCTAACCCATACTTAGCAAAAGGTGGTACAAACGGTGCGTTGTTGACCACAGGGTTCGGAGCACATCCGGCTGCAGTAGGACAAGGAACGTGGGGGTTTAAAGACAAACTCGGTAGAAACCTGCAGTCTACAGCGAACGGTAAATATGCTATCCGCTACCCTACGTGGCAAGGGATTGAAAAGGCGTGGGGGAAGATGGACTTCTCACCTACTTCGCAAGATGCGGCAGCTGTTTATCTTATTAACCAGCGTGGTGCGTTAAATGACGTGTTAAATGGTAACTGGAACTCAGCACTACCGAAACTTGGAAAAGAGTGGGCAAGCTTACCGACTGCACCTGATTCATACCAACAATTTAGACACTCGTGGGATTCGATTCGCAAAGCGTTTAACAAAGTTGGGCTAGATGCTAGTTCAATAGGCGGTGGTAACGTTCAGTATGCGACAAGACCAACGATTGATGCAGTTGGCACAGGCTATGCGGCTACAACTAAAAAGGCTGGACAAGACTTATTACAACAGATGATGCAGGCTCCGAAACAACAGTTTGAGGAACCACCAGCCATCGTTGTATCAGGTAGTCCGGCTGAATATGCCACAATACAGTGGCTAACTAAACCAACGGGGATGTACGGATGGTAGATGTTCGACTTTATAAAAATGACTTTAATCGACAAATGAAGCCATATCAGCACAGACCTTTAGACCAAAGACAGCGTGCATATGACAGATACAGATCTGATTTCAACCAATATTTAGATGAGCGTGGGTTAGATCAACAACAAAAACAAGCGATCTTATCTGAGTTTTCAGAGGTTGAACCACGTGTTAATGAACCTACAGCTAAGTATCTAGTCGGAGACAGGCTGAATGACGTAATGGTTGGCACAGGAAATCTTATAAAAAACTTACTCTCGGTTGTTCCTGAAGAAACCCCATATATAGGATACCCCGTTAAAGAAGTGAGAGACTACTTAAAAAGTGGTGTCCGTGACTGGGAGAATGATTATTCACCTAGATATAAATTAGAAAAAAAACTAGCTGAGCGTGATGGGGTTGTTTACCCAACAGCAACGATTTCTAAGTTACTACAAGAAGCACCAAAATTTATACCATTAGCGTGGGGTATGCCAGCTGCTGTTGGTATCAATGCAACTGCCGGAGTCGGTGAGGTTTTAGATGGTGGAGGTCGTCACCCTGTTAATTTAGTGATTGGTGGAGCACTAGGTGGGCTAGATGGCATCTCGCCACAACTTGCTAAGATGGGTTGGCTTAAAGAGCTAGGTAAACAAATAGGGCAAAACTATGCTCAGGATAAAAACGTTCAATATAGTACTGGGTGGTAAAAATGGATTATTCTTATGGGCTTGGGCTTGGTGCACCGTTTATTGGTAATTTCCAAGTTACGTCAGCCAGTGGTCATAGACAAAAACCTAATGCGAAAGCAAGTTCGTTCCACAAAGGTACGGACTTCGGCACACCAGTCGGTACGCAGGCGACTGCCTCGTTATCAGGGAAAGTGGTGAAAGTTGGAGTCGACCCGAACGGTTACGGGAATTATGTGGCAGTGTGCGATCCTGAGACAGGCGTTTGTGCACAGTGGGCACATATGGACAAAATCCACGTGAAGCCAGGTGACATTGTCAAGCAAGGTCAGGTAATCGGGTTGACAGGTAATTCAGGGAACTCAACTGGCCCACACCTAGATTACACAGTTACGAAAAACGGACAGCTTTACAACCTACAAGGACAAGCGTTCGGTGACTCAGGTAAACCGTGGCTGATGGGTAATGGTGAGGTACAAACGGCTATCGCCAAAAACACACCACAGGGATTTGCCAGGCAAGTAACAGGTGCTATAATGCCGAGTAGTGAGCAAGCGAACAACCCAGCATTTCTACAGCAGATGATGCAGGCACCGTCGCAAGCTATTGAGCAACCATTAGCAAGTAACGCTCCGGCATCTGTAGCTGACTTTGACGTTCAGCAATTTCTAACAAGCCCGACAGGGTGGTATGGGAGAACGATGACGGGCGTATAAAAGGAAATCTTTTATGACTGACCTATTATTAGACCTGTACCAAACTCGCCCTACAATTTGGCAACAAAACCAACTCAATACGCAGACCAGTCCAGTAGTGACTGGTTCTGCTGTTTCTACGACTGGTGGAACAACTACTGCGGTTGAACCAACACAAGACCCACTTTTAGTCGAAGATAACCCATATGATGACTACGCAGACAACACAAGTCGTGTAGCATTGGGCATCAACTACCAACCACCGAAATGGAAAGATGGAGAGACTGTCCATAACTACGGAAGTAAAGTGGATAGCACTCGTGTTTTCCAAGATGGTTCACGTTTTAATATCGCCTTGAAAGAAGCAGGTTACACACCTGAAATGTGGTTACGTACACCTTATGCCATCAAGCGTGATATTCTCAAGAAATACGCAGAGCAAGATTTCGCACGTTTAAAACCTGAGTTGCAACAGGCTGAAAGAAGTGCGGACAAATACTTTGAGAAAATTGCTAAAGCATATGGAGTCGGTGCTAACGATGAGTATCAAGACTCGTTGTTATCTACTGCAGCAGATACCACCACCGAAGCGTTGGGTGGTGCTGTGCGTGGTGCGAATACTTTAATTTCACTGGCAGATGAACTACAAAATCGAATGGGCGTAGATGTAAATCTAGGTGTACAAGGTGCGTTAGGTGCAACTACCAAAGCTTTACAGGAAGTAGCCGGTGACGAGGAAGTAGAGGGTGATGCGGAATATTTTAATTATTTGGTTGATAATGACCGAATCGGTGATGCCTTAAAATTTGCTGGTACTAATGTACCACTACTAACAAAATTAGTGGGACCTGAAATTGCTGCTATGGTAGTAGGCACTAAAGGGCTAGGTGTAGTTGGTAACGCTGTAGGGAAAGGAATTGAAGCCGGTGCTAATTTAACGTCACGTGGTGCTAAGATCTACAATTACCTCAAAAACGGGATGGACGCAGGGTTTAGAGGTTCGTCTGTTGCAGGTAAAGCGGCAGCTACACTTGGTAACGTTGCACTTAAGGGTGCCCAATATCGTACTGCATCTGCGTTACAAGAAGCAGGTGGATTCCGCTTAGAGCAATACTTAAATGGTCGTGATATGACCACAGATGATGCTAAAAACGCTGTTGAGTTAGCGTTCTTAGAACAGTATGCGATGCAAGGTATGTTACCTGGGACTGTGGATAATATCGCTTACAACATTTTAAACCGTTCAGGTAAGTTCTCAGGTGCAGCGAGTAAAACCATTAACGAGTTAAAAGACTTCGTTAAGAAAGCGGACGAGGGCAGTATTTTAAAACGCTTGAACCACAAAGTAGATCAGATTGGTGGTATTGGTGTTGTTAAACGTTTAGCTACTACCGCAGGTAAAGAATATGTGGATGAGTTCGCAGCAAACTCGTTCCAAGATTTGCTCGGTCAAAATCTAGGTCGTATCCAAGACCCATTAATCCCTGAAGAACAACGTGCCAAAGCGGGGTCGTTGTCTTTCGCATCTGCTATTAACGAGGGTGACTTGGAAAGAGCGAAACACGAGGGTCATCGTGGTGGTATTGTAGGTCTCTTTATGGGCGTTGGTGCACACCCGCTCGGTGATGCTGGACACAACGTGCAAGCATACAAACAAGCGAAAGCTGATATTTCTGACATTGATGCACAAATTGCCGCACTTGATGTTTCTAATTACGATCCTGTCGGTGGTAACCGTGAAACTAACGACATTCAAGCTCGTGCTGATGAAATTGCACAAGAGTTCGCACAAGGCGACCGCACCAATGAAGACGAGTACAAATATCTAATCCGTGAACAGCAAGGCAAAGTAACTAACCTTATTGACACGGTGTCGCAAGGTAATGTCTCAGTCGAGCAAGCGAATCGGATTTTAAAAGACGTTACACGTCATACAGACTTAGTCAACAAAATGACTGATACTTTGGGTAAACAGCAAAATGTACAAAACGGCACTAACCCTGCAGCTATGCAAGGTCAGTTCAACGACTTCGCCTCTAAGTTTGATTCAGCACGCAAGGCAGCCAACTTCAACGATAATGACGAGTATGTGCAAGGTATCGCTGATGAAATTCGAGCACTGCGTGACCAAGCTAATATCCCTGCAGCAGAAGCACGTCTCAGTGAGATGAAGCAATCACCGATGATGGGTGATGCGAAATTCGCAGATATGGTTGGTGCATACGAAAGTGCGGTCAATTTTGCGAAAGACCCACAAGCCTATTTCCAAAACGTGCCTGCGAAAGATCCTGATGCAAAAGCGAAGATTACCTCATTTACCAAAGATGCTCGTGCCGTGGTTAAAGAGTTTGATAAAGACGGTATTATCCCACCAGCACTTAAAGACACGTTGGCAAAACGTGGTGTGACTGCAGATGAGTTGAATACGTCTGTTACAGGTGCGATTAATCAGTTACTACAGTTCGCCAACCAAGCACAGCAAGACGGAGCACCGGAGCGTGCTGGACGTTATGCTGCAGCAGCAAATAGATTACTTACAGCTAAGTTGGCACTTGTTGATTTGGGCCAGTATGCTGATGCACGCAATCAAACCTACGAAGAAGCACAGAAACAAAGCATCGTCGGTGAGCGTACAGCAGCGGAAAATGTGGCATCTGAGATTGCACAAAATGAAGCAACTGAGCAAGCTGAAGAAATTAAGAAACAGCAAGCTGCGTTTGAACGCCAGTTGGTGGTAGATACAAAAGCAAAAGTGCGTAAGGTTTTAGATACGGCCCATTCAGGTTTTATCGCTGATCCTAATGCGAAAAGTGTATCTAACAATCTTGGTGAAACACGTGCTGAAGTAGAAGCTAATTTGGAAAAATTAATCGCTGATACATACCAACTGGCACAGAACACGCCTGATTTGGTGGCGGCATCTGCGTTGTACAAACGTTCAAGAGACTTACAAGAAGTGCTGAACATTTCACGTGGTCTTGGCGGTATGCAGTCAGACCCAAGCTCACAAGCAGGTGCGTTGCTCAACCAGTTATACCCGGATGCTAACGTGGCGAACCGTGTGGCGAACAACGTTGATATGTTGGCAAGAATGGCACACGTAAAAGTGTCTGTACGTGGTAAAAATACCGTACTAACACCTGCAGCAGATGCCATTATTACCGCACTTAACGGTGGAGCGTTGGTAAATAGCAAGCGTGTGTCTAAAGACATCGACTTGAATCTCGTGCGTGATGAAGCGGTATCATACCTTGATGATGTTAAGGCGGGACGTGCCGATGACATTACCGCTGAGCAGCACCCGAACTTATTTAAGTACGTTGGTGATGAGCTTATCGGAACAACGAAGACTTCTGAGAAAGGCAAAGTGGCTCAAGAGATGACAGATGAAACTCGTGAGACACAAGCCAAACGAAATGCCGAAACTCGTGAACAAGAGCGTACGCACGACAAAGCTTTCGATGAATTACTGACAGAAGTGCACAACGAGACGATGGCTCGTACAGCGGACGAGGAAATGGTGAAAACAAAATCAAAAAAGTCACCAAAGTCAAGCTCGGAGCTAAGTCGGGCAATACTCGATCCAGCAAACAAAGAACACGTTGATACCATTTTCCGTATCGGTGGAAGACCAACATACGAGGCAGCCAAGGCACGAGGTGCGACAGAATTAGACTTTGAGCAATGGGTGCAAGTACGCACACCTGCGTTCAAACGTCGTTTCGGTGACTGGGAGCGTGGAGACAGCCGTCTTCTACTTAACCCTCGCACAGGTGAGCCACAGGTGATGTACCACGGCACTGCTGCAGGTAGTAACATCCACGATGTGTTCAAGGGCTTCCGTGAGTCTAAAGATGGCGTGTTTGTCACACCTGACATTAATGTTGCAAGTGCATACGTTCGTATGTCTAAGAAAGGTGTGGTGAGTGGTCGTGTTAAACGTGACAGCTCAGGCAAGGGCTTTGTTCATCGTGCGTTCATTGAGCAGGGCAACCCATTCGTATTCGATGCCCAGGCTAACCACGCAAGCCAATTACCACGTATGCCGCTTTACTGGGTTAAAGCAGGTAAAGACTGGTCTGTACAAGGCATAAAAGACTTGATGTTCTCTACACGTGGTAGTGATGTGTATGTACCGTTCTTATCACCTGAAGCAGCACAGATGCAGTTCCCTGGAGCAGAAGTACACGTGACGAATGATATTGGTAATACTCGTGACATCGCACAGGCTGCGACTAACTCAGGACACGATGGTGTAATCTTTAGAAACATCCGTCTGCAAGAACCAGGCGGTACGATTGATATTACCACTGACTACTACACAGTAGCGAGCCCTGACCAACTTGTGTCTGCTCAGCAACATAGTGGTGTGTATGGTAATGAGTCGGTTAATATCTTCGGTGATTCTCCTGCGACAAACATTAACCCTACAACGTTCAAGTGGGCGTTACAGGATTATGGCGTAATGGAGGCGTTGAAGTTCGCTAAACGTGGATTCGCTGAAAATGACCCACGTGGCAAGGTGGTGGATAAGCTGGTCGACCTGATTGATGACTCAGTATTAATCCGCTACGACAACTTAGCGGCAGAGGGGCGTTCAGGCTACTATGACATCGCTTCTAATATGATTGTATTAGATATTAACTCGAAAGAGCCTGATATCGACCTAATCCACGAGTTAGTTCACGCATACACGGTGTACGCACTTGAAAATCGTGCTGCACTTGATGAAGAACAACGTGCAGTGGTAGATGAAATTGTACGTGCCTGGGAGAACGCACGAAGTAATCCTGAGTTTGTGGCACAGTTCCCTACCATCGCTGATGAAGTGACAGGTGTACACGAGTTCGTGGCAGAGCTTTTATCTAATCCTAAGTTCCAAAATGCGTATGATAAGTTACACGCAAATGGTGCACCACGAGGCTTCTTCGACTCCGTACGTGTGTTCTTTAAACGTATTGGTGCGTTATTAGGGTTGAACTCAAACGAACAGCCTGCATTGTTCCAGTTGATTACAAACACTACCTCTTTATTCGAGGCGAACAACGGCCGCACTCAAACGATTAAAGGTGTGCCAGGTTTGAGCCGTAAGATTGTGAGACAGGTGATTTTCGCAGGGCGTACGCAAGAGCAGAATCGTGATAGTCACATCGCAGCCATCGCACAGCTTGATGAAGATAACGGCTTGTGGTCGCTTAACTGGTGGGATGAACAAGGTCAAAGCCACGAAGAAACTGGGCTTACTTGGGACCAAACTGAGACGTTAGCACAAAAGAGTGGATTCGTACCGAAGCACCGTTCAGAAATGACACAGCAAGAGAAGTATGTACAAGATGTGACAGAGATGGCCTATAACCACTCAGGGCTTTTATACAGCTTGTTCAAAGGCATCCAACGTTTGTTACCACCGAATATCGCTGAGCCTGTATTGCGTGTATTAGACCGTACCATCCGTTGGTCTGCGATTAACTTGAACAACAGCACAAGCTGGATTACCACCCTTGAGAATATTGCGAAGAACGCCTACGGTGCGAAAGTACCTGTTGAGGTAGAGACACGCATTAACGCACTTCGTCAAAAGGCAAGTGCCGAACTTAACCACTACGGCGTGGGTGGTAAGTTGAATCTGCGTGACCATATGGACATTCTTACTCAGCTTGCACAGCGTTCAGGTATGACTAAGGAAGACTTAGATGACCTGGCGTATGCGTTGCGTGCACCTCACTTTATTCGTCGTAAAAAGCGTGCGAGCGGAGAACAAGACCCATACTACAAAGGTCGTGACTTACTTACCGACACGATTACCGGATTCGGTTATTACGTCTTAAACGGCAAGCGTGTGGCGAAAGGCACTAAGGGTGCAACGTGGGTGAAAGATGACACCGGTGAGAAATATATAGCGTCACTCACTCCGCAACAACGGGCGTTCGCTAAAGAGTTTGAGAAAGCGATCATCGAGATGAACAACAATACCTTAGACTTCGAGCTTGCGATGGGACGTATTGACGAGAACACGTACAATGACTTGTATGGTGAGTTCTACGTGCCTCTGCAAAATGAGGATTCTGAGGTTAAAGCGTTCTCAGGTCGTATTCACGGTCGTTCTACCAAGGCTGGCAACATCTTAAGTAAATACGTAGCGAACTCACAAGCACGTATTAACAATGCGGCTGAATCTGCGATTATGCGTGAAGCGGCAGACTTACTGACTAAATACCCGATGCCGCATATGGCACGTATTATGTCAGACGAACTCAAAACTCGTGGCGACAAGTTCCACGCTACCTACGCACCTGAGGGTATTTTGGATGGACGTTCTAAGGCGTTCTACCGTAACGGTAAGCGTGAGCGACTTGTACTGACGGATGAAATTGTATCTCAGTCACTGGCTAAAATGAGCAAGGCACAGAAAAATAATGTGACCAATACGTTCATTCGCCACTTAGGTGCGACGACCCGTTGGTTAGGTTTGACTCGTACGGTACTTAACCCGACGTTCCATATCACAGCGTTCATCCGTGATATGACGTTGGTACTAGCGAATACCCAAGCAGCGAGTCGTGGAAGATTATCCGATGCTGAGTCACTGCAGTTATCAGGTCGCATTATCCCACGTATGATGCGTGTGTTACCGATGTTGTTAAAAGGCCAGTGGGATGGCAAAAACGCACACTTCACATACAAGACGTATTTGAATGAGGGTGGTATCAACCCGATGGCTCACTACGACCTTGACAAGATTACAGACGACTTAGATATGCTCGCCTTTAACCGTGGGTCTGTAGGTTCTCGTACAGCACGTGGTGCGAAGACATTGATGCAGGTAATGCACTTCTCTGATAACGCAGCACGTTTCTCAGCGTGGTTAGAATACCTACAAATGCAGAATGGCGGACGTGAGTTTAACTCAGAACGTGACCTAGTTGAGTTCTTACGTAATAACCAGGAAATTGCTAACACAGCACGTGACATCTCGAAAAACCTAACCGGTAACTTCGAGCAGAAAGGTGCGTGGGGTACGCCTCGTTCATTTTGGATGTTCTGGAACGCCATTATGGGCGGTGTGAAAACAACATACAACTTAGTAAATCCTAAGTATGGTACGTATGGCATGAAAGCGATGGGTATGCTGGCACTTCTTGTTGCTGCACAAGCAGCTGGTGATGATGAGGAAGATGAAGATGGAACACCGATGTGGAAGCGTCGTAATGAAAGTGTCGGTCAATTCCACCTAGGTGACTTTAAATTCCCAATCGCCCAGGAACTTATGATCCCACTTAATGCTGCACGTGAGTTCGTCCGTGTGGCTAAAGGTGAGCAAGAAGTGTCAGCAGGTGTTGGACGAGTGATGCGTTCTGTACAAGAGTCGTTAATGCCGTTCCAAACACCGGAGACTGATGACACAGCGTTCAACGTAGCATACGGCTGGTCGCCTACAGTAATTCAGCCAGTGGTGAGCTTGGTGGCAAATAAAGACTACTTCGGTCGTGCCGTAGCACCTAAGAACGGTTGGGCACAAGATGGCTCATTTATTGACGAGCCGATGGACTACCAACGTCGTAATATGAACGACTCTGTCTTCTCGCAATGGTTGACATTCGAGATGGCAAAACTCGGTATCGCAGACGTTGCTCCAAGTTCTATCGACACGTGGATTAACCACTTCATTGGAGGTAGTGGTAAGTTTATCGGAGATATTAGCAAATCAATGCGTTTCGAGGGTAAAGATCCTGTCTCTGCCTTTAATGATATGCTTGTTAAAAAATACTCTTTAAATTACAATGAGTACGCTGTCGAACAAGAGTTCGATAAAGAATATACTAAGCTGATGAACAAGATGGGAATCGGTGAAAGTTACGACGAACTCTTAAATCTTGAACAAGACGGAGCCCGCAAAGAATTGAAAAAATGGGTGGGCGAAGTACGCAAAGCTGAAAAGGCTTTACGCTCCAGTAAAGGGAATAGTACTGGTGACTTGTTCACGATGAAAAAAGAATTAGAGCTTCAACTGAACCCCCCTTTGGACGAGCTTCTAGACATTAAAGAACAGCTTAATGAAATCCAAATTAAGAAGAAATTTTTATATATGGATGCTCTAGAGGAACTAAAACAAAGAGGCGAGCGTTATGAGTAAACGCAAAGGAATCGAGGTTGAATCAACCGAGCAAGAAAGCAAATTAAAAACAATCTTCTGCGGGTACAATCCCGTGGGAGATTTTGCCGAACTCTGTTGCAAGGGTGCGGACATTGACATCGAAGTTGAAAAAGGCGAGACGAAAGTCACTACCATCTGCTGGTGCTGTGCATTTTGGCGTGGTGTGTTGGTTGGCGGTATCGCTGGTCTTATCGTGGGGTGCTTGCTATGATCGTGATTACAGCAGGACACTCTAATACAGACCCAGGTGCGGTGGCAAACGGCTACAAAGAAGCTGATTTCGCTGCCGATATGCGTAACTACGTTGCGTATTATCTTCGCAACTGGGGATTCGATGTTCAGACGGACGGAGAGGGTCGTACCAATGCTCCGTTGTCACAAGCCATCCAACTCGCTAAGAAAGCAGAGTTGGCCGTGGAATTTCATCTAAATGCGTCTGCCACATACACAGCGTATGGTGTAGAGGTGTTATCCCAACCTAAAGATCGAGCACTTTCTCAAAAGATTGCCCAGGCGATTGTAGATGTCACCGGCTCTAAGCTGCGTGGCAACAACGGCTGGCAACCTGAAAATGCAGGTCAGCACTCTCGTTTGGGTTTTGTACAAGCAGGTGGTATGATTGTAGAACTAGAGTTCGTCACTTGCCAGGCTCGTATGAATACCCTCAACGAGAAGCGTTGGTTGGTGGCTAAAGCTATTGCTGAAGTCATCAAGACGCACTTAGGGAAATGATGAGATTTTTTTAATAATCCTTAAATGATATAGGGGGAAGTATGACTTGTTCTGCAAGTTGTGGGTCTCAGCGTGAGATGGTAGAGCTACTTATTAATAAAGCGATTACAGATGCTTTAAAGAGTGGTGACCTACAAGCTGGACTAAAAGACTGTGATGGCGGTGCGTTAGGTAAGGACTCAAAAGTAGTACTTTGTAACGCTCTTGTTGACTCAGTAAATGAAGCAATTAAAAACGGTGACATCAACGTTGTAAAAAATGTGGTGTACAAAGAAAACAAAATCGTTGTAACAGACGGTGCTGGTAAAGACCACGAGTTCGAATTACCGTATCCGAAAATGGCTATCGGTGATAAAGAAGTGGTATTAACTAACCCAAATGGTGAGTCTGTTGCAGTTCCCAAGGCTGGTAATGTTTTAACCGAAGATGACTTTGATAAAACCATTGTTAAAGGCTCGAATGAACCAGGCAAGCTTGGTGTTAAAGCTAAAACTGACGGTGGTCTTGAAGCAACTGACGATGGCGTTGGCATCAAACTTGGTGACGGTGTTAAAACTGATGCCAATGGTGCATTGACCATCGGTGAAGTGTTCGCTGAAAAACCAATTACCGGAAAAGGTACGAAAGAAGAACCGCTGAAAGTAGCGTTAAACAAACGTGACTTCGACGTAAATGAAGCGACTGGCGAAGTGAGTCTTAAAGCTGTACGCAGTCAAGCTGTTACGGACTTGAACAATGGCGTGCAAGTGATGGGTTACTCTACGTTCTTTGGTAACGTAGACAAAGCTGGTAATAAATACGTTATCGGTGTACCACCATCAATCGACACAGAAGATGCAACACAAAACTCCACTGCTCGTATCGCTGACTTAAAAGACGGTGAAAAATACGACTTTAACGGCTGGCAGATTTCATCACCTGCTCAAGTAGACCAGTACTTAGTTGGTACTGACAAAGCCGTATGGCATCGTGTGAATGATGGTGGTATGAACGCTGACGGTACACTTAAAGAGCCAGGAAGCTGGTCTGTGTGGCATCGTGAGACAAATAACTCAGTAAGTGTTGTTCAACTTGAAGCTTTACAAAAACGTGTAGACAATCTTGAAGATCGTGTTGCAGCGTTAGAATCCCTACTTGCAAGTTTCGTGAACTTGAAAGATGCAAGTGGCACTGAACAACTTGGCTTAATTAAACCATAGAGGTGGTAAAAGATGGCTAATAAAAATGCGAAAAATGTAACAAATGGCACTGATATTTTCGTCGTTACCCCTGGCAATATGGGTAAAGGTGTCAAATATAATGAGACTACAAAGCAGTACGATGTGGCGGTGGGTTCGGGTCTGGCCATTAATGAAAACGGTGACGTTATTACTGTGAATAAGCCAGAAATCAGAACATTCGACAATGGGACTGGTAAAATCGTACATAAGCAAGCTATTACAGACGCTGGTGGATTCATAGAAGTTAGTGGAGTTATTGCTCTACCCCTCCCGCCTGACCCAGCCTCTCTTCTTAATCTTGGTGGCAATACTCCTCAGATCGCAACATACCAAGAACAACAACGTCAAGCGTCTGGTATTAGTAGCTTGGTTGTATATGGTGGTACTGGTAAAGCGGACGGGGCGGCATTGGGTATATCCTACCCTGGCGTTGAACTTTATTACCACGAGGTGGGTTTTTTACTATACTTAGCAGATTACGGAATTGACGAGTTAGTCTCTGCCGTCGCAACAGCTGGGGACTTACCTGGATGGAAAAAAGAGACAGCGTGGGTAGTTTCATCATTTGAAAAACAAGCCTATGTGCCTATTGGTATTCACGTTTATATGACACCTGGTGACACAGCTTGCTCTGTGTCTTACTCCATTAAAGGTACTAAAATTAGTAAATAACAAAAACCGCCGCCCCCCCCAAACGGGGGGCCGCCCCCCACAAAAAAAAAAAAAAA